GGATTTTGAGATAGTGCTCCATCCATAAAAAACCCAAATACTAGTGCGCTCTTTTTCATTTGAGGTATTTTGCCTATTCCAGAAACACCACCTTCAGTTGTAGGCAATACTGTTTCAGCCCAAGGAAGGTACTTGTCTTTTACCTCATTTGAATGTATACCGTATATTCTTACCTGAAACCTACCAGCTTCATCTGGATCCGAGTCACTAATAATTCTACCAACAAACCATCTAATATTGTCGCCATAATACTCATTCATGCTATACTACTCCGATTGGCCAATTTGCTTAAACCTAAAGATATATTGTGAGTCTCACTTGGAATATTAAAATTATGTCTCTTACTTAATATGACAAAATGTCCAGACCTTTTTTCGTCTATTGTCACAGCACCAAAATCTGTATCGTTTCTTTTTATATCCATCGCAACTTGATGTCCTACACAGGACTTTATATTTTTTACAGTAAAGAGAAGTCCAGGCATATTAATAGTGTACATGTTCTTTAGAAGATGATTAAAAATTGACTGCCGAAGCGCAGACAATTTTTCCTGGCCAGGGAATGCTTCTTGATTAAAGCCATATGCATCTTTATATGGTTGTGTTATTATTTTTGTAGTTATTTTAGAATTATAACTAGTTATAGGAGATCGGTCAATTCCTGCTGGGTCTGCTACGAACTCTTTATCTATGGCAACAAAATTTTGTTCTTTAGGAAGTATTTGTAGATCTTTTAAAAGTTCGAAGTGTTCCTGCATATCTATGTGGTAAGGACCAAAGTTTTGTCCTGTAGTTGCATTAACGGATTCGTAATTTGACCCTATAGCTCCATTTTGTGCTATTTCATGTGTATTTTCTGACAGTGTAGACTTAATAGCTGCAATGTTCACTATCTGAGATTCTAAATCGTCTCTTACTGTATTAGACTGATCATATACAAACGGTCTATTAACATTAAAAGATTCCGTTTTTAAAATAGTTTCTAGATCTGTAAGATAAAACTTATTATCAATAATTGAAGAATAAAAAAAGAAAGGCATACCTGATTCAGTTGTCATTTTAGATAACACCGTCTTAATTGCGTTAAGAGGAGTTTGGTACGGTACAATATATCTAAAAACCGATTGCGTTGATCTAGATTCGCTTTCAATAACAAGTTCTCTACCAAGCTTATCTTTTACGATACTAGCAATTATTTGTTCTCCAGTGCCAGTATAGGCTTTACTGAATCTAGTTAAATCACTATAAAACTTTATATCTTCTATTAAATGAAAAGATATTATAGAAATATTATTAGAATTTCTTGCGTTACTAATAATTTCTTCTACAACAAAATTTAATTCTATAGATCCGGCTGATTCTTCGTCCGGACATGTAAATTCTAAAGTAACTTTTTCAGTTCCTACTATATCGACCATTCTATAGAAATCTTGATCGTCTTGTAGTACCATATCAGCAGTCAAGTATCCCTTTGAAAGATCTTCATAAACATTAATTTCTGCAACAATACCAGCTATAGACAAAGGCTTGTTGAACCTTTCTGAATCCATAGTTATACCGATTAAATCGAGCTGCTCACTAGACGTAATAGGAGGCTTTTGCTTTTTTTCAATATTTTCTCTCATTTTAAGTTCTCAGTAGTTTTTGGAATTCATTATTTACTTGATTAGCCACTTGTGGTTTAAGAATTTTTATACTTCTTAATTTGTTATTCTCTTCTATAAGCCTATCTAAATATGAAACCGGAGTTCCAGATTCTGTATCTGGTCTGTTTTTTACGCCACCGGAAGCATTAATTACTAAATCTATATCTCTACCACTACCATCTATATACCTTTGCGGCGCATTATACTGTACAATATTATTATGAGTAATAAGCGATCTTACTAAATCGTCGTCCCATTGCTTCACATCCGGTTGATCTTTCTGAGAATATATAGTAGTATTTATTGGGACGTTAAAGCTAGAAAGTGTAGAAGTAGCAGTAGCTTGAACACCATTAGGAATATTAGGCTCTGAAATAGTTATAGTTGGTGCTGATGTATAACCTTCTCCGCCAGTGAGAACAGCTATAGACTGCAATGATTCAGAAGTAACTACTTCAGTTCCATCAATGTAAGTCATTACGGCCTGACCAGTTGCACCGCTACCTCCTCCACCGGAAATAGTTATTGTTGGCGGAGATGTATATCCGCTACCTGGATTTGTTATATTAATAACCTTTACGTCTATAATAGGTTTTATAACTATCTGACCTAGGTCATAGCTTTTTTCTAGAATTCTACCTTTAAAGAGCGTTCCGAATTCATCAAAATTTACTCGGTCAGCTACTATATCTCCAATATAAAATTCACCGTGCATAGTAGCGTCTGATCTAATAACTGTGTTGGGATAGTATACTTTAGCGTAATCATATACTTCAGCACTACTCATAGGCCAACCTTGGTATCTTAAAGTATGATTAAGTAGAAAGAAAGTCCAATACAAATTAGCTGTTTGATATAGTTCGTATGAAAGGACGTCTGGTCTTACTCCGTCTTGAATAAAAGTCGTTTCATAAAAAGAACCGTCGTTAGCTATTTGATCGATGATATCTATGTATGTGGTTAAATCCTGAAATAAAGCTGAAGCATTTTCTTCACCGAATCGGTAGTTTGTAATTGGAAAATTTCTAAAGAATGGCATATTATCCGGCTCCTGCTGATATTAGGTAATCGTTTGATAGCTCATCCACTTCGTTTAAAATATCCTTTTTAGTAAGAGCTCTTTCTTCTATGAAGGAAAGAGAAATATCTGTTTCTTGAAAATTACCATCTGAGTGAAATGACATACCAGTAGAGTTATAACTAACATCAACATTAGCCAGAAACGAAGGAAGTATTTTTGTTGCGATTCTCTTATTAGCATAAAACATTTTAATTCTAAACTTGCTAGGAAATCTTAGAGCTAAATCGATTCCTTCGTTTGAAGTATCTGGATACATTTCTTCTCTAAAAAACTGAACTATGCTTTTAACTTCTTCGGCTTCTCTTTGTGATGTTGGAATCATTTTAAAAGCAAATCTAAATTGTCTAACTCCAACCCCTCGTAGAGATGATCTTCTGTTGGGATTCATCGAAATTCCTGTCGATGTTTCAACAGCGCCTTGAAGCTCTGGGCTCAGTCCTTTTGCAAGTCTTAAGGATGCAATTTGAGCAGCTTCTGATCTAAGACCTCTACCCGCTAAATCTGACAAACCACCAAGACCAGTAGCTTGAGAAATAGTGTCTTTCATAGCAGCATTCGGATCGCTTATTAACCTTGCGGCGCCTGAACCAAGAGCCCCTAAATCTACGTTTGTATATTCTATATTATCTTGAAACTGTAAGGCAGAAGGAAGATATAGCGTAGCCTTTCTTCCGCTTGCCACTCTAGCAGCAGCAGACCCGCGTCTCGGTTCGTTCGTTCCTCTAAAATTTACAAGAGCTTCCTTAGCCTCTTTGGCTTTATTAGAACCGTCATTTCCTATTAAACCACTAAGTAAACCCGCTGCGTCTTCTACTACTCCATTGCTATTATCACTAATAATCTTAGCTGCTGCTGACGTACCATCGACGAATGCGTTAAAGGCCGTTTGAGGTAAAGTCTTGTAGTTTTCACCGAAGGCTTCAAAAACTATTCTACCCTGATAGCCTTCGTCCTCGATGGGAAACTTAAAGTTTCTTTTATTTTTATATGACATAAGGAGTCCTTGATAAATATATAAAGTTTACATTATTTATAAAGGTATCTATGGCATATTCAGGTAAGTATAAGGTTAAAAACAGATCTAAATACAAAGGTAACCCCGATGGTGTAGTATTTAGGTCATTATGGGAAAGAAATGCCTTTAAATGGTGCGATGATTCGCGTGATATAAAGTATTGGTCAAGTGAAGAGGTTGTAATACCGTATTTCTATGAAGTTGATAAAAAGTACCATAGATACTTTATGGACCTTAAATTGACCTATAACAACGGTAAGACTGTGCTGGTTGAAATAAAACCAAATAAAGAAACAGCTCCTCCTAAGTTTAGTGGACGAAAAACCAAGAGATATATCAATGAAGGCATGACGTATGTTAAAAACGTAAATAAGTGGAAAGCAGCGCAAAGCTATGCTGCTGATAGAGGTTGGGCATTTCAGATATGGACTGAAAATGAATTAGGAGCTATGGGCATACTACCTCAGCCTAAGAAAAAGATTAAACCGTTAAAGCCACTTCGGAAGCCCAAAAACACATATAAATAACGATATGGCAGATTTATTTAAGAATTTAGAAATAGAAGCTTTTAGAGCTGGAATTACACCTAGAACGCAAGAGTCTAGAGAGTGGTTCCGTAAAAAACTTACGCGTATTCGTAGGGTTAATCGTAATGAAATATTGAAAGATGATTCTCTTAATTTGGCTAACCGTCAATTAGTAGGATCTATGCAGATGTTTTTCTACGACGCTAAGAACAAAAAAACTTTGCCGTACTATGACGCGTTTCCTTTGACAATTGTTATAGGTCCGGCAGAAGGAGGATTCTTAGGATTAAACCTACATTATTTGCCTCCTGCTCTTAGAGCTAAGTTTTTAGATGCGCTAATGGACATTACAAATAATAAAAAATATGATGACTCAACAAGATTTAGTGTAACATATAACACTTTAAAAAGAGCTGCAAAATATAAGTATTTTAAGCCTTGTGTAAAACATTACCTATCACAGCAAGTAAGAAGTAGATTCGCAAGAGTGCCAGCACCGGAATGGGAAATTGCAACGTTTCTACCTACGGCTAGCTGGCAAAAGGGTAATGGTACTCAAGTATATAAAGACTCTAGAGGAATGATTTAATGGCTAGTCTCGACCAATTTAAAAGCTTAGTTTCACAAAAAGGTGGTGCTGCCAGAAATAACATCTTTAGAGTAAAGATGCCATCTATACCTGGTGCTTCTTCATCTGATGTAAATTTACTGTGCAAGGATATAGTTCTTCCTGGAAAGCAGATTCTTACTACTGAAAGAAGAATAGGAATGCAAATACAGAAAGTTCCGTACGGCTATGCTGTTACAGATATTTCTATGACATTCCACGTTCTTAACGATTATGGTATTAGAAAATATTTTGATACTTGGCAAAGATTAGCCATAGACCAAAATGGTCAATCAAGTGGTTATTTAAGAGGTCAATCGGGGTATGGAAAGCAAATTGTAATAGAACAACTTAGAAAGGGAATAGGGCTTCCTGTATATTCTACTCCTCTTGGTATTCCTACTTTACCAGCGGAGATTCAGAGTCGCTTACCTAAACTAGGTCCATTTGATTTTGCTCAAGGTCAACTAGACTTAGATTTTATTACGAGCGCTGATGTTGTTTATTCGTGCACACTTCAAGATGCATTTCCTACTACGATGAATGATATAAGCCTTAATAACGAACAAAACGGTACTGTAGAACTAAACGTACAGATGTCGTATACAAAATGGGTTGCAAACGAGGCCGAAGCTACTAGTAATGCAGATAGATTCGTTCAAACGCAAATTGGAACAGCCTTAGGAAAAATATTTAATTAAAGGATGAATTGAAATGGCACTACCTAAACTAAATGATAAACCAAAATATGAACTTGTAATACCTTCAACAGGACAGACCGTAAGATTTAGGCCTTATCTTGTAAAAGAAGAAAAGGTACTAATGATGGCAATGGAAAGCGAAGATCAGGTATCTATGTTCTCTGCCATTGTTGACACAATCGAGGCTTGTGTTGATGGAGATATCAACAAGCAAGCTCTCGCTAGTTTTGACGTAGAATATATGTTCGTTAAGATTAGATCAAAGTCTGTAGGAGAAAGTATAACTATTTCTCCAGAATGCAACCAGTGTGAAGAAAGAAATGAATTAAAAATAAGTCTAGATACACTAGATGTAAAAAAACCAGATGCAGCTAGCATCATTGAATTGAATGAAGATATTAGTATTCAAATGAAATATCCGTCATACCTTAGTATGTTAGATAAGGATATCTTAGAATCTAAGTCTACTACTCACCAGACATTTGCTATGATTTTAAAGTGTATTGAAAGTGTAATGACCGAAGACGAAAATATGGCATTTAAAGATGAGACTCGCGAATCACAAATGGAGTTTATTGAATCATTAAGCTCAGAACAATTTGATTCGATTCGTAAGTTCATTGAATCTATGCCTCAAATATCACATGATGCCTCTTACACCTGTAAGAGCTGTGGCCACAAAAATGATTTATTACTAAAAGGCATGTCTGATTTTTTTTAGTGTCTCTTTCTCATGATACACTCGTTAATTATTACCAAGTGAATTTTCAGCTGATACAAAACCATAATTATTCTTTAGCTGAAGTTGAAAATATGATACCGTGGGAGAGAGAAATATACTTATCTATGTTACTGGATCAGATAAAAGAACAACAAAAAGAAGCTGAAAGGCAAAAGATGTCAAATGGCAGATGATTTTAAAGATTTCCAAAAGATTATTAAGGCTTTGGCCGGTAATAGAGATTTGCTTTTAGCGCAAGAAGAAACGACTGATGCTATAGAAAAGCTTAACGCTACTATGGCAAATCATTTCGAATATCTTAAACGGCAAGAGAAAGATAAACGAGAAGAAAAGCTAGAGACTAGTAAAGCTAAAAATCAGCAACAGCAGCAGGCTGGTGGAAGCGTTACAAACAATAATAGTAAGATTGGCTTATTAGGTCTTTTTGGAGGAATGAAAGGCATAGGAGCAATGCTCCTTCCTCTCACTGCAGGAATTGCGGCAGTAGCGGCAGCTTTTGCTGGTCTTAGAGGATGGGAACTCTCTGCCATTAAAAAAATAAATAGCATGGTAAAAGTACCATTAACTATGAGTAATGGCCTCATAAGAATGAGGAATGCAGCTTTTGCCATGTTTGGGCTGACTCCTGAAGGTCTTTTAACACGCGATGCAAAGGGAAGGTTTCAAAAAGCCGCACCTATAACAACTCAAATTGGAATGAGAATGAATGCTCTAAGAATTAGGGCATTAAGAATGTTTGGTATTGGTGCGGATGGGAAGTTACTAGCAATTAAAGGCGGTGATGGCCTATTTAAAAAGAATATAATTGGTAGAGTAACATTTCAAATTGGCAGAATCTTAAGACCACTTGTTGCCGTTTCAGAGGGCGTGGCGAAGTTTGCTACTAGTAAGGCAGGGGCTTTCTTAAAAACAATAACATCATTTGGCGGAAAGTTTGGCGCATTATTCGCAAAGATCCTATGGCCTATTGGATTTATCGTAAGTTTATTTGATGGCGTAAAAGCTTACCAAGAATCAGATGCGGATGGCCTTATAGGAAAACTTGGAGATGGTGTTGGCGGTTTCTTAGGTTCATTGATTGGTGCTCCATTCGATTTGCTCAAGAAGGGGATCTCATGGGTAATCAAAAAGCTATTTGGTGTAGAAACTGATGCTGATGGTAAGGTGAAAGAAGGTCAGGGTATGGCTGGTTGGGTCGTAAAACAACTCGAATCATTTAGCTTTGAAGAAACTATAAAAAAGATAACCAGCGGAATATTTGGTGTTGTTGAAGGTGCCATAGAGTGGGTTAAACTTTTATTCTCAGATCCAAAAGAGGCTCTTACAACTGCTTTCACTAATTTGCTATCCGCGTTAGGTTTTGCTGGAAAAACTTACTTAGATATTTTGTTTTTTCCAATCAACGCAGTTGTGCGATGGGCCAGTAAAATGTTTGGTTGGGATGATAAAGAATTGGAGGAGTTTAACTTAAGAGAAACAATCACAGGTTGGGTGAGTGATTTCTTTAATTGGTTAGGAGGCTTTTTACCAAATATTTCAAAGCTAGCATCAGATTTAACTGCATCTATTACTGGCTTGTTACCTGATTGGCTGGTAGAAAGTTTAGGTCTTGCAAGGTCAAATGCATCTGTAGAAGAAATAGCTGCGGCCGCTAATAAAAAATCTACGAGAGAAAGCGACCTAATACAAGCTATATTAAAAGCAGATGCAAATGGTGATGGGATATTAACAAAAAAAGAAGCTTTAAGTTTTGACAAGTTTGGAATGGGAAAAAACTCTGAACTTGCTAAGAATATAAATGAATTAGATAAACTGAGAGGCGGAACGATCGGGCAGGCCGGAAATCTAATGCAAGGTTACTCGCTGACAATAAACAATGTTGATAACTCTAGTATACAAACTGCTCCAGCTACAGCACAAGCAGCGCCCTTTTCTGTTGAGGCCACTGGCTCTATTGATGAACATAGTGCTAAAAAACTTACGATGCGTGATTTTATTGTAGGCAACGGTCTTATACAATAATAAAAAGTGGCTGAGGGCAGCATTAGCCGCCCTCAGTTATTAGTTAATCTTCTGCTGCAAGCTTAGCGAAATACGATAAAGTATCATCACTTTCAGCAACTTCAGCTGCAGAAGGAGGTGGCGCGCTAGGAGCACTAGGCGGAGTATGAGATTTAAAATCACTGATTGGCATACTATTATCAAGAGACTCCATTACCTTTGCATTCATAGGCATTGAAGACTCGCCAAGAACCAAAGCGAGACGTGACTTAAGTTCGTCATACGATTTAAAGTTTTTAGCATCAGTCCATTCAGTCATTTCGTGTTGCTTCTCATAGATGGTTTCTTTCTTTTTATCATCTCCAGCACATAGTTCTGTTGATGGTTTAAAAGATGAAGCATCATAGTTTGGATAACCTTCAACCTTACGAATCTTTAATGTAAAGTCTGCACCTTCCCACATATCGAATGGGTTGACTGGTGCTTCGTCAGGAAACTGAGGTTGCATGCTATCCATAATCTTATCAAAGATTTTCTTACCAAAGCGATAAAGTTTAACTTGACCTTCATTCTCCGGATTTGCAGGATCTGCAATAACAAGTACGTTTGCAATATAACGTAGATTACGCTTACGCTCACGTACGGTACGTTTGGCTTCGTCAGAGCCATCTTCATTCCATAGCTTGCTATTACTTTCGGATAGTGGATCCTGTTGACCAATAGATGTAAGAGATTTCTCAATGTACCATTGACCTGTTGGGCCTTTGAAGAAGTGATCCCAATACCGAACCCATGGTGTTGGGGCTTCTGCGTCTCCTGGTAGGAAACGAATTACAGCATAACCATTACCAGCCTTATCACGAGTAGGTGTCCAGAACCGAGGATCCTCTGACATTTTTGTGCTTTGTTGGGTATTATTCTCTTGGGCCTGACTAATCAAGCTGCTGAGATCTGTACGGTTACGTTTTAGTGCTGCGAACGACATATGTATTTTCCTTATATGTTAATATGTATTTTTTATCCACTGTATTCATAATAATATTCTACCACAATTTACTCAAAAGGTAAACTGTTTTGTCGAGGCAAGTAGTTTAAATTCATTGCTTCTGCCTCTAACTTTGTCTTTATGATAGGAGATATGAATTTCTTCACGTCCTCTAAATCGACATCGTTTTTGTCACACAACCAAATGATTGCGTCCATGTAGGAAGACTTATGAGACTTAACTGTCTTTTCTATTAGTCTTCCGAACTCGCTTTTTGTTAGGAATTGGGCTGGTTGCTTTTGCTGTTCCATAGTCTTGATCTGCCATTTCGTTTGTATACTCTTCTCCAATATCAGCATAAAATACTCCAACTGTTCGTTTAGGTGTGCCGTCTGCGTGGTATGCCATAGCTACAGAACGGTAACGGATTTTGCCTTGTTTTTCATTGCCAAAGCGATGATCGCGGTATATCCCATCATTGAGATACTTTTGCAAGTTAAAAACATATGCCTCAGTATCCCAATACTGCTGTCGTAGAGCAGAATCTTTACTGTCTTTCTGGGGCTTTATAGACCTCAGCATATCCTTTTGTTCTTTTAGCCACTCTTTAACTTTAGTAGGTGATAACTTGTCACTATCTGGCAAGTTGCGGATTGATTCGTGTATCGAAAGGTGCTTAGCAGGACCACGAGCTTCTCTTGCTTTAGCCATACGATCAACTAATACTGCTTTTTGCTCTGGTGTAAGAGTACGCTTTTTACGCGTTTTTTTAACCGGCTTGACAGTTGAGGTTTTAGAGAATTCTTCGCGCATTTGATTCAGTTTAGATTTACGGGCCACATTGATCTCCTTCATAATATACTACTATTCTACCACATCGTGATAGTAATGTACACGTTTTCTTTTTGTTAGATATCAATTAGTTATGATTTTTTTCATCGATGGTCAATATTTCTATATCACCGTTTTCGTCACGCTTCCATCGAATGAAGTTTTCGTGTATAAGATAAGTTATAGTACTGTCTATTACTTCTTCTTGAGACTTACTTCCTCTTATCTTACCTATAGCGTACCAGCATATGCAAGACCCGAGTAGTGTTAGCCATAGGCCAGTTTCAGAGGAAATATAATCTTGATACATAAAAACTCCTTTGTACGGTATATTTATACTAGGTAAAAGAGATAACATTTGCCACACGGAAAGAGCGATACTCAGATTTTTCTTGATCAAATGCTACTATTACTTCTTCATTAATAGCTCTAACTTTTTTCTGAGTAAGTGGCTCATCTTTCTTAGCATCTGGCAAAACATCTGCCATAAGAGTGCAAGTCATATCACGCTCTTCACCGTTTACTTTTTTAAATATGACACGGCAAACTCGCTCTTTGAGCTGAGCAACCATGTATTCACGAGAACTTGAATCAATTTCATTCATTATCTATAATCTTTCCTGCTTTGCGGAATCGTTTATTATATCCGCGTTTAATTTTTTTAATTTGCCCTCTGCTCCACATAAAAAATTTACGTGAACGTTTAGTTAGAGCATCGTATTCATCTCCTCCCTTCATGGGGATTCTTTTAGCCATTACACCATTTCCAGATAGCAATAGCCGAACTCTAACCGAGACGAGTGAGAGTCTAGCTCGATCTTGACTTGTTTAAGCCTACGAGCAACTGCAGGCCCTGGCTGACCCTGTGCATTTAATTTAAGTGCCCACATTATTATCTCCTCATTGATGCAGCATCTATAGCTGCTTGTTTGTTATCTCTACGTACTGGCATAAGGTTTGATTTGTGTGTAGTAACAATTCCAGCAATCTCGGTACCAGTATATTGCTTACGTTCTTTTGCAAGACCATTGCCTGCTATACGATCACTCGTCATACTAGGACCGCAATTATAGTCAGGTAAGTCAGGTCTATAATTTGACTTACCTGAAATAAGTTTATCTAAAAACTTTTGATGTTCGGCTTCCGCCTTCAATAATTTATTCGATTTTCGTTTCGCCTTACGGCGTTTCCCTACACCATGGACCTGAACTCCTCTAATCATATGCATAGACATTACGCTGCATCCTTATAATACTGATCAAATGTGCCATAGATACGTAACTTAACATTACGAATATGGTTACATGGTTTGCGCGGTGCTTTTTTACAAGAACAGCTGAAACCTTCAGGATGCATGGTGACAATACCTTTGGCATATTGCCACTCGGTGCCTACCATCCAATGGCCCTTAGTATCGATGAGACTGGTACTAAAAATCATTCTGTGTATCTCCTATCAACTGCAGATGCATCCCACACATATGGCAGCTTCTTATACTTTGGTCCAAAGATAACGACATCATCATCGCCAACTTCACTAAACACACGATCATCATAATCGCGGTGGATATAAACCGGTCCACCGAAGATCCTATGAGCGCGGACGTACTCGTCGCCTCTAAATCCTACATAGTGTACAGTCCTCATAACATCCTCCAAACTTCTTAATACTGAATAGTAGTCTTAACTTAGTCCCTCACCAGGATTTTACGGGTTCGGTTGCTAGCACCTACCTACCTGTTACGTTTCTTTGCTCGTACTATGCAGTATTAAGAAGTTTTCGTGGGAGAGCCTTTCTGCAGTGGCTCTCCCCTTATCTGCATTTCACGTATGCAGCAACCGACTGGGTTTAATTCGGTACCAGTGCCTATACCGACCTGTAATGCACCTCGAGGGTTTAAAGCAAACAGGGTTTTTCGATAACAACTAAGATTAATCCCAATCGTTATCGAATTTCGTTGTATAGTGGAGCGTTTCGCCATAATACTCTTGAGCATATTTAGAAGCATCAGTCCACTGATAGATATTAGACTCCTTAGGAATTTTAATTTCTTTGGCTTTACGTGAAGCAGTCTTAGCACGAGAGATAACCGATGCAGTCCGTTTACGGATCTTAGACATTTTCTTCTTGCGCTCAGCGATTTCTTTGATAAGAGCTAAACGGTCAGCTTTTTGTGAAGGTGTCATAATATAATCTTTCTCTTTGTTTCTATAACCATCCTACAGCATGTAGAAAGCAATGTACACGTTTAATTTCATTTTTATGCGTTTTTGTTTTGTTTAAAAACAACGGCTTATAATTTAAATTTAGACATGTCGATATTTGTCATAGGAGCTAGTACTGAACCAATAGCCTGTCTATACCCATTAGCTAGTTCAAGATTTGTTTGAGCCACTAAAACAACATTTAGTATCTTTACTTCTTCCGGATTACGTGTACCAGAGATGCATACTCCATCCATTAATCCAATACCTTCTTGTGATTGCCCTACTCCTTTTGGCTTTGCTAGTGTAAGAATATTATTTTCAAAACTTACAAATTTACCTACAAATTCGCCTACAGGAGTTACTGCAGAAACGATATCATCTTTATTAAACATTTTACTTCCTTAATATGTGTTATTACTAACAAGATGCGTTAGTGCATCTTTTGTACCAAATTCTCCACCAAGCCACGAATTAAAGGCCAAGCTAATTCTTTCCTCATCGTGCTCTATATCATTAAAATGGTGATGTTGATTAGAGTTAAATAAAATTAAATCTCCGGTTTTAACTGGGACTATAAACTCTTTACCTGTGTATTCATTTCTTTCTTTTGCATACCACTCAAGGTTCTTATATTCATGCTGTTTCGTAAAAATAATTTGATCTTCATTTTTAGCATTAATATAAAAAACACCACTAACAATACTATTGGGATGCTTATGCCCATGCATACTTTCTCCCTTAACAGAATAAGTAAACCAGCTTTGTGTTATTACTGATTTGATGTTGCCATCTTCAAATGGAACTCCTAAAGCATGATAGTAGAAGTTTTCGAGAGAATCTTCTAAAAACTTAACTAGCTGAGAATGCTTAGTTTTAAATTCGTTTTGATCGGTAGTTAAAATCCTGTTTTCAATGCTTACCCTGTTGTGAGTATTTTGACCTTGGGATAAAGATTTAACATCATTAACCAGATCATAAGTTACCAAGTCTGGTGCGCTTTCGAACCCAATTGCGTTAGGAAATAGCGGCTGTAATTGTATCATATTTAGTTTCTCTCCACTGTTACAATATCGTAGGCTCCTTCCTGTAGGTCCCACGCTTTCATTAACTTTAAATACATTTCTGGTTTTAGAGTTATCACTTCGAATTTGTTTGCTTTTGCATTCCACTGTCTAAAATGACAGTAATCATCGTAAAGAAGAGCTACAACATCTTCTAATTCTCCTGTGTTATCTAGTACAGTAATACACGTCTCATCTTCTTCAAACTCTACTGTAAACATTTCCATGTCACTTTTATATAATGCGCATCAAGAATATCTCTAAATTCTATAGCGTCAAACACACATTCAAATCTTACTCCGTTGACTTCTATCATCCCCAATCCTTAAAATCTTTGTTAACAGTTTCATTATACTCGTATCCAGCATAATACTCACCCAATTCTCGCTTAGTCATCTCACTTTTTTCTATACGATGAGATCTAAATGTATCGCCAACGAAATAATGAGGGCATATCTCACGACCGTAATAACTGTCAGCAGATCCACGATCGAATGGACCACCATGGCGGACCGTTTCTGATTCATTAAAGGTAACATCATATGTTTTACCTTGATATTCGAAGTATTCAGGATCTGCCATTATTAATTCTCCAAACTTTATAAGCCCTGATAGTTAAATCAGTTTGTGCCAAAGGGGCACGTTGAATGAACTCGATGAGTTGATCAAAGTCCATTCCTAGAAAATTGCACTGTTTATTTAAAACAGTCATTGCACCTTTAATTTGCATATTACGCTACCCCTCCTGTAGGTCTCATAGTAAGCTTAGCATACTCATTAGTATCATGCAGCCTACGAAAGTAATCACCAGCCTGCTTATGAGCAAGACCAGCTGCGAACTCTTGTAATTCATACTTTCCGTTTTTGAAAAAGAAAGCCTTTACAGTCCAGTACTTATTCTCATTCTTATCACGCATAGTCATACTCCTTATAATCTACGATCGCTGCAAGATCTTTAACTAGCTGCTTACCATAATTAGTAAACAAGATACCTTGTTCCCAGACAAAATGCTCTACATCTTGAATGTGATAGAAAGTCTCCGTACCAGACATCCACAAAAGAGCGTTAGTACGATTACCAGCACCAAGCTTAATAATATCTTGGATACGAGCTTCGAACTTCTCGACAGCAACTACTTCAGCTGCTTTCTTAGCTTTAGTATTTTCTTCGAGTTGCTCACACAGAGCATCCCAAAGATTTTGCTTTGTTTCATCGTCAAACGCTAAAAGGTTTTTCATGAAAATTTCAGAAGGCCGGAAGCCATGAACGTCTTTGTGAAGGTCTGACCAAAGATCATCTGAGTAAGTAAATTCCATAGTATTTCTCCTTTTCATATATACATCTTACACTATTACGAAGTGAATGTACACAAAAAAGCGCCGAACTTAGTAATTTTCTTTTAAAATCCTCCACGTATCTTGCCAGTCCTTTACAGTGTGCGACCTACTTGGGTGCTTTAATATTTTAGCCAGCGGATAATCATTTCCGCCTTGTTCTATTTTATCACCAAAGAATATGATTCGATCGAAAGAATTAAAATCTTTTATAATTTGCGATTTATCAAATCCGGTAGGATAGATATCAATACCAGTCTCGCCTCCGACTGCTGCTGTTAAGTCTTCATAATCAAAATTAACGTGAAATGCAATACTTTCACGTTCTTTGTATGATAAGTCATGCTTAATATAATCTTTTCGTTGTTCTAATGTACAGTTACGTCCTATAATACTAAAATTCAAACATCCAGGACGTTGTTCGATATGGTTGCCTGTCCTTAATGGAAAGCTACTAGTTTGCAACCGACCTTGCAAAAATGTTATTAAACTTTCTGGTGCAGTCCAGTTATTAGAGCGTATATTAACGCCGTGACTGTAAACATCATTACCGGAACAGTTATACGCAACCTTTACTATATTGTATAACTCTTCTCCTAACTGTTCGACAGTTTTATCTTTATCAGAACCCGTAACTAAGTATACATCATGTGTATTACAGAATTCAAGAAAGAATTCACTAAACTTTGGATCAATAGATTGTCTGCTTGGTGTAAGTGTACCGTCTACATCAAATACAAATTTATTCACAAACTCTCCTCCTCGTTTGTTTTCAAGCACTTACAGCAAAATTAAACCATTTAGGTACGTTGCGATTTGTCCAAACCATTTTGAATCGATCTTGTTTGGTTTGATAATACTCTTGATATGAACGAACCGGATCATCTTCGTGAATGCATTGTGGTTCGTGTTGCATAGCAAGAGCAAATGGCGTGTATTGATTTGACCAATTAGTATTTGTAGGTGCTCGACGTAATACTTCTCGAAGAAGAGTATCAGTTGAATGCACTTTATTATAGCGATGCTGATATTCGTCACATAAGGATACAAAGTGTTTGTAATGCCATTCATAGTTAGCATTTGTTTTCATTGTCCATACGGTACAAGGATGCCCATGATGAACAGCTCGATATAACACGTTTTCAAGATTACTATTTTTATGAACCCAGTATTTGACCATGCGCTTACCAGATTTAGATGGTCGCATTTCCATATAGCCATCAAGCATACGGTGCGCCGTGGATAACATCTGAGCAGATTCTACGATCATCTTTACTACGTGTTTATCACACTGTAATTCGGCAGCAATTCTTGGGTCTTCGTGTAGTACAAATATATTCATGATAACTCCTTTTCACTGGGATTATTCTACTTTGTTTTACGACTATTGTACACCTTAAAATGCATAGCGCATGCTATTTTTGTTTGTTTTTCTGTCCACGAAAATTTCTTCATTACTACTTCAAGTATCTTCTTTTTGGTAGTAGGTTTCCCGTTCCACTTCGATATCAGCTCCCACAGATAACGATCTATCTGCAGCCAGTTCCAATCTTTCACGCTCTTCTTTGAATTTTCTTTTGATATACTCATGGTATCTTTCCTGCATAATGTTACTTTCTTATAAATACAATTGAAAAGGAATAGGAGAATAATATGGCTAAAAAAGCTAAAGTAATGGAAGCTGATTCCATCTACGCCCACCTCGATACTGATGGCGACGGAATTATTACTGACGAAGAAATGTCCCGCGCTAAAGAAATAGCAGAATGGGAACATAAAAAGAAAATGCAAGAGAACGAAGATGCTAAGGAAGACCAGATAAGGTCTATGGCATGGTTTGCTCTATGGGGCATGCTTCTTTATCCTGTACTTATTCTACTTACTAGTATATTAGGCGTAGACAGCGCTGCTAAAATAGTAGGTGATATTGCTCCTACATACTTTGTAGCAATCGCCGGCCTAGTAGCAGCATTCTTTGGAGCCCAAGCCTATTCAAAGGGAAAAAGTCCTAAAGAAGATAAGAAGTAATTATTTCTTCTTTTTATCCATTTTAGCCTGAGCAGCATCAACATCGTCTTGAGAGACTATGCCTTCAGCAATGAGGCGTGCTCTGTTTACCATATGAGCTGCTTGGGTTTCTTCTTTACTACCACCGAAATATGGTACACAGTGACCTTCAAGAGTCATAATTTCAGTGACTCTTTTCATTTCACCGTGGTAATCTACTTCAAAATCTCCAAGAATACGTCCGAATTTACCCTTCATATCTTCGCCATGCTTATTTTCTGTGGTGATAAGTTTCCCACCGTGTTTCATAAGTTCCTTTAAACGGGCTTTTGCAGCTTCGCCAAATAAGTCTTCAACTCTATCAGACGTTCGAGATTCTGGAGTATCGATACCCATCACTCTTACACGTTCGTCTTTCAAACATATGCCAAAACCCAAATCGATATCTACATCGACAGTATCGCCATCTACTACTTTTATTACAATTACATCGTACTTATTTTGATTCATTGACATAGTTTAACCTATCTTTATTATTATGATTAAACTATATTTATAGGTTTTAACTACAATATTTAAGATTAGTTTGTAGCCAAAAATCTTTAGGTATTAAATTGTTAATAATCTCAATATGGCAATTACTAAGTTTTTCAGGCTTTTGCGCTTTATAATACGGGTACATATCTTTAGTAAATGCTTCTTGCATAAATCCTCCTAGTGGAGGTTCTAGCCACTCTTGATCTTTTCTTATCAAATCTAAATTCTCACCAGCTTTAATCTGTAGATCTATGTCATCTAGTAACGTTTCATATATAAATGTATAATCAGCAACTGAAGAATGATTATCATAAAAAGAACAATAGAGATCCACCAAATTTTCTAAGTTGATATTACATTCGCCATAAGAATTATCAATCATGAAATTACCTGGCTCTAAAATTTTAGGGAACCGAACAGGAAGATCTGCTGGTTCCCTATAAACTATAGACTCTACCCAAGTATATGGGGATTTAAATATCACGCAAGTCGGATAAGAAAATGATTTAGGATCTAGCGTATGCTTGTGATATGAATTAAGTTCGGAACAATCAAAGTTTAGTTCAAGAAGAGATTTCAACCAAGTTGTACCAGACCTCTGTAATCCATATAGCTCAAAATAATTCATATTAGGGCTTTTCTAGCATATTTAACCTTTGATTAAGGATTTCAATAGAATCCTCAAACACATCATTATCAATTTGCTGACGAGCATAGAACGCAGAGTGCGATGCAGCAGTATTAATAATAGTTTGTTCGTGATCAGCAAGTTGTTCATTAATAATGGTATTTTCAACTTGAAGCATTACTATCTCTGCATTTAAGTTCTCAATACTACTTTTATTTTTTTCTATTTCTGTGTTCATTGCCGCCATTGACAAGAACCATACTACAATTATTTCCAATTTATTTCTCCTGTTTGTGATTGGTCTCGATGAAAGGATTCGAACCTCTGACATCCTGCTCCCAAAGCAGGCGCGCTACCAGACTGCGCTACACCGAGTTTATTTGGCGAACACGGAAGGATTCGAACCCTCGACCTAGTGCTTAGAAGGCACTTGCTCTATCCAGCTGAGCTACGTATTCATTTATGGTGCTCCCAGCAGGACTCGAACCTGCAACCGACCCGTTATGAGCGGGGCGCTCTAACCAATTGAGCTATCGGAGCTTATTCAATTATTTCTGAAACGGTACTACATACCGTTTTCCGTCTACGAAGAAGCGGATGGTAGAATGACTATATATTTCTACATTAGAATTCTGATATACAACTACATCACTGCATTGCCGCTGAATTTCATATCCAGTTACCTTAGGACCTTTAGCAGATTCATTCGCAATGATTGCGCCACCTAAAGCACCAATAGCAGCACCTTCGTCTTTACCAGATACTCCTCCGCCAAGTAAACCGCCGAGGATAGCACCAAGTAGTACGTCACCACCAGATGCTTGGCCACCTTGTTGGTAGATAGGAACCTTAATGTCTTGACATCTCCGTTCGGATACCGGCACGGATTGTGTCACGGTTTTAGTGTGATCATAAATTTTGATCTTAGTTACTTCTGCAGAAACAGAAGTGGCGGCAAACAGTGCCGCACTGGCTAATATTAGTTTCATGTTTTTTCTCCATACTCGGCTACTAATTCTTCCACTAGCTGAATTACTAAATCAGCCTCTTCAGCAAGTATCGGGCCAAGATCTTTATTATATATGCCTATTACAATTTTATCTTCAATATTACTACTGTTAACTTTGCCATTAACTAAAGGCAAATGCCAACCATTCGATATAATATTCATGGCCATACTTGAATAATCAGTTATTTTCATTCGCATATCTCCATTCCGGTGAATCCTTCTTGAGTCCAGCCACGAGCATCAGCATGCCCGCTTTTGATATTATCATAATGACTATGAGGCCACATACCTTCTTTAAGAGCCCACTGCTTCATGTCTTTTTGAACCATAATAGATTGTTCACCTTGAACAGTCTCAGCATATATGCGTTCGATTTCATCTACAGACATTTCAAATCCATTACGAGTTGATTGAATCCAAGGCTTCATTACACAGCCCTCTTAGCAGCTAAGAATTGATCTGCCATATCGTCAAAGAACGAATTAAAGCTTTCACCTAATTTTTCTATCCAACCGTCAAGAGCCAAATCAGACTCAACATAGTTCCATATGACTGTGCCATCAGGAGTTTGGTTAACATAGTTATTGCACGCTTTTTCAAAGGCGGTTACGAATTCAGAATCAAACATTAAGCTGCCTCACATACGTTGTTCATGATACGGTTAAAAAACTTTTTAGCTCCATCGTCATCAGCAAAACCTTCTTCAGATGCGAAATCCATATCTGAAGAAAGATAGCAATCAGAAGCAATGCCGTAACGCTCTACCAAATATACACCATCAGCAGTATCATCTGCACGACGTTCGATTTCACCTTCAGCGGTTTGAATACGAAAGCTAAGACCAGCGTTACAAGCATTTACAAAGTTGATTCCGAATTTTGACATTGTTTTCTCCTTTTGATATAACCTTTATACAGCATGTTGAAAGCAATGTACACGTTTATTTTCGCTTTTATGCGTTTTTGTTTAGTTTAGAAACAACGGCTTATAATTTTTTTATCCGTGTTCAAAACGAGCATATGAAGGCGGTACTGTTTCCACTTCTTCTTTTTTATATTCTTTGTTAATTTTTACCCAACCTAACCATTCTGCTGGACTATCAGTTACGTCATCACAAGGATCATCGCTATCTGCCATCTTTACCTCTTAATGCTTGAAGTCCATATTTTACTCTACTTGGGTACTCACCTAAAAATGTACCAGCTTGTAGCATATCTTTACTTATACAATCCTTATGGAAATGATCAATATTATCCCAATATTCTAACATTTTCTTTGTTAGTCTGTCAAAATAGCTATCCGACAGTATAGGACGATCTTCTTCATAATATGCATATGAAGCCATAAGATACCATGGTACTGTCATATTAATATTGTCGTCAATTAGATCTCCACAGTCTTTGTCAAATATTCGATCTTCTTTACGTTTGGCCATAGTAAGCCTCCGTTAATTGTTTCTCCTTTACAAGCGCTTCAATTTCATGCGGCCTTTTCTCATACGGAAGATCATAATCCATCTCTTCTTTATAGAGATACTGTTTAACATGAACGAGTTCATGCAAAAGTGTGGTTACGATTTCTTTTTGGGAAAGGGTTGTATCAAAGCGGATCGTGAAGTCACGATCGTCTTCATACATGCAGTCGCCATATACTCCTTTATTGCGCATTGCAATAATATTTATATAAACGTGTTTATGGCGCGGAAATAATTTTTTACGTCCAAACTCCATTACGTCACAGATTAAATCTTGAAACTTAACGGATCGTATATTTTCAAACTCTATCATCATAGTCAGATCCTACAGCATCTGAAAGATAATGTACACAGTTAATTTTAACTTTTTGTTCTTATTTCAACATTTTTTGGAACACTAAATTTAATATTATTGTGCTTGTGATATAAAACAAATTGTGTATCGCTAAACTCATTAAAAATCCCTTGCCAGATTGGCCTCCAATTATCGTTTAATCTGACGTTATTTGTTGCACCGCGGTCTGAGTTAAGAACAAAATCTGTACTGCTTCTTAGGTTCATATCAAAAAGCGAATCGAAACCATACAAATGGATCTCTGTAGCTTTTATTTTATTTGCAATATAGTGAGCTGCGAAATGGCCGCAATTTAGGTTTGTGTAATTCTTAGCATACTCAGGTAGTACCTTATAGAATTCTCTTATTTGAGAACCAAATCTCATTTTAAAATTACCTTCATTTTTATCATACCAGATAGATGGCCTATAGCCCATAATCCAATCTCCAGGTATAACAACACTACCTTCAGTAATAGCCTTACACATTTTAAAATCAACAATTGTAGTGGCATAAGTATTACGCACAGTAAACGGAGGCAAATTACATGTTATCTTTATTCCTTTGGCCGGTTTATACATTGAAGCATTATCACCATTTCCTATAAGATGCGCTACTTTACTCATTTAATTGTCTCACTAATCATTTGCTTTTTAATTTCTGCTTTACCTTTAGCTCCAGTCCAGTGCATAACCTTTATATTTGGAGGGTTGGTATTATCTAATAGATCTAGGCGTAGTACGTTATAACCTCTTGGGATATCTATTATGCTTACAATTCTATTTAAATTTTGGCCAACTAGTTCGTGAAGTATATCTTGGTCACCATACATTGGGTGAGTCGACTCACTACTTTTTATCTTACAGACTTTAGCCCAATTTGCTAAAATAGAAGGTAGTCCTTTAAATACCACCACTCCGCTGTTGTGCCACGTTTCGCCTCTGCGTTTTGTCCACGGAACATCTTCTACTAAGCTTAATTTATTATGTTCTGCATAGTTAAAAATATCTTCAATGTTAGATCTGATTTCGCAGTCAGTATCTAGCCAGCAAACACTACGAGCCATACCAGAAGCTGCAATCATGGATGAAGGCTTTTTAAACCATGTCTGGCATCCTAAAAACCTGGTGTCAAAATCAAACACTTCGAGATGCGCATTTGGCATATGCTTATAGAATTTTTCTTTAAACCATGGTAGCATCCACTTAGTATTTGAATCGCAACCAGTTATAAAAAGTTTATTATATAATTTCATAATTTTCATTCCATGAATGTTTAGCGTAGCAACCTTGTTCTTTTTGAATAGTAGTAAAGGTATCTCTTGCTTCTACAGGCCAGGGATAATATTCTTCAAGCCAGGGAAAGGTGTCTATGTGTAGAAAGACATCGGTAGGTCTTGCATACTTTTGAGCTTGATTTATAAGCTGCTGAGCTCCCCAAGGATTAATTCTGTATGCGTGAGCACCAGGAAAGTATCTTTTAGAAACTAGCTTGTTTTTACCCAGTAGAGGCGGAATATTAAATTTGCCGTATGAAGGCTTGCCCAAACTTATACATCCATTAAATGCCATATTGGGAATGTAATCAACCACTACAGCATCGTGTTCAAAGATTGTAATTTCTTCTTTTATCTCTGTGCAGTGTTTCCACAAAGACCAATGAGAGTGAAATGCTGCCATACAATTTTCAAGTCTAGAATATTTTTCTTTAAAGCCTTCTTCTTTAATGCCAGATGCTTCAAGTAAACTAGGCAAAAGAGTATTAGGAACAGTAGCACCCCATTTGGTAATCGAGATTCCTCTTTTTTTACCGGATTCTATACATCTTTCAGCCGATTCAACAGATTTACGATTCGTAAGTATTGTAATAACATAATTTTTCATTGTGTAGTAGTACTCTTTAAATTTTGAATAGTAGTATAGAATTTCTGCGTAACGTATAAATTAGGAAATAGCTGTTTACACATTATAGCATCATTGGGCCACAGTCCAAATTCTTCTACAAGCTTAAGCATCTTTATAGCTCCACTTGGTTTAATTATATATGCACTATTTCCAGCTAATCCCTGAGGTACATTCTCGTTATCTACTTTAGGAGCAAGCTGAAATATATTTTGGTTACTAGTAATTTTATGATGATATACTCTGGATTTTCTTGTACATCCAAGAGGATTATTAATTCCTATGATCTGACCTTTACATGCATTTGGATCAATATCTAATTTGTTTATAAAACAAGAGTCATGCTCTAATACTAGTATTGTTTCATTAAGCGTGGCTGCTTCTAACCATAAGGAGTAGTGACTTAGCGCTGTAGCTATCCTGGCTTTAGGTCTGGCCGTTACATATGCTCTTTTAGTTAGACCTGTTGCGAAATCAGTTACTTCACCTTTCCAAGGATAGTTCCACCGTAACTTTTGTTTTAATAAAAGAGCATCAACTTGGCTTGGAATAATAGCATCAAACCTATTAATTTCAAAGTTGTTGTCGACTTTAAAAGAGCTTGCGAGCAATCCATTAAACCCATATTCAGAAATATCGTGGTCTTTAATTACTATAGCATATGTTTTCATTTTTTTACTCTAAAAATATTTCTGAAAATATCATTTTTTAGCAACTTTCAATGTTTTAGAATTTTTCACGAACTTAGATTCTGAAAATAATTCATTAGTGTACAATTTTTCAACTTCTCTATTACAATCGTGTATAAAGACAGTAGTAGATTTATCTGCTAATTTCCAAGCAGTGAATATACTTTGCATTCTTCCTGGCGCGCTATCCTTAGAACCTTGTGGAGCATCTACTAATATAACATCCCATGCAGTTTTAGTTATTTTATTAGGAAGAATCATTTCTAAATTTTTATAGTTATGCTCTTTAAACTCATCCAACAGCTGTTGATATTCAAATCTTTTAGTTTTATAATTTACTTTAATTACATCTTTTTCATTTTGCATCCATCTATCGTCATCTTCAAGAAAGTAAGTTATTCCACTATTATTACAAATTCTCCAATAGTCTGTATCTTTGCCTGTTCCAAAAACAAGAAAACTTTTACTTCCTAAATGAGAAGCTATAAATTCGTATTCGTGTCTTTCCATTTGCTTATTATTTGATATAGCATCTAAGATTAATTGTTTATCCATAAATCATGAGCCTCCTTAAGTAATGATTCTCTATGTCTATAAGTTCCTGTATAATGAACACCATTCACTCCATCTAAATTTATATAAGATTTGCCTGAGGTAAAACCACTTCTTTCTCTTTGCAATTTTTCCCATATTCCGGGTATAACGTGAAAGCTTTGAGGTATTTCTTTTTGTTTTATATTAAATTTTGCACACGTATAATATAAAAAACTTTGGTGTGGCTGTCTACAATTAAAAAGATTTAAATTATTAAAAATATGATCTTGTGAAAAATATTCTATATGTGATCTATCATATAAAACTAAACTGCTATTCGCGTATTTGGTCCAATCATAATATACCTCCATTAGATTATTTTCTTTTATATATTTTTTTATAGATTCAAATGAAACATTACTGGATGGCGTTGGCATTCCTTTTTTTAGATTCATATGTAATTCTGGATTAAATCCTAAGTAACCTTCTGGTATTAATTGAAATAGATTATCTGCTTTAGACTTAATTATATATGAATCATCTATAACAGCTATTCTATCATATTTTTTTAAGTATTTTTCTACAACTAAAGCTTTAGCAATATAACCTTTTTTATTTGGTCTTCCCACATTTATAAATTTATTTTCAAAATTATTTATAGATTCATAATTACATTCACTTTCTACAATAAAATCGCTATTAATATTTTTAGCATATCTTTCCATTGCACTAAAGGTATATTTTGTCCAAGGTCTTTTACCAATTGATACACAAACTATTGCATGATTCATAATTAATTACCCGTATAATTCTATAATTTTTTTCTTATTATTGCCCGTATAATGAGCAAAATTACAAGGATAATCTTCATCCCTTGTTGGTGTTCTATTCCATTCTATTCCTAGTTCTTTAACATCAAAATTATACTTATTAAACATTACATTTAAGAATGGTTGGTCATAGCAATGTGAAGAATGTCCTACATTTTTAAGAGTTTTATCTAAAAATGGATTATTATAATTAAAATAGTCTTCATGACTATCAAATAATTTTCTAGCTTTTATTCTGGCATCTCTAGACCATATCATAACGCCTGTATTAATAATTCTAATACTATTTTCTACAGTTTTAGGTTTTATAATAGGAGCACCAAACTTTTTAAAACGGTTTTCTAATGGAACGGAAAGTCTCCATCCGTTTGGATCTTTTCTGGCAGGGTGATTGTGTTCAGGCCAACCTGCCACATCTTTAACATCTAAATTAAAAATATTTTCTTTCATATTTTTAGGTATAACATCGATATCAACAAATAACAATTTGTCAAATTTATCAAAATATGGGTCTAAGTAAATTCTACAAGCTTCAAAGTAATTAGATTTGGTTTTTACTGTTCTTTCATTAGAAAAAAAATATTCTGCATTATGTACATCAGCATACTCTTTAAAATAGTTTTTACTTATATCAACAACTTTATCAACATAATTATAAAAATCATGGTTTTTACCAACATGCATGTCATTTTTATCTAACCAATATTGGAAAATGACATTCATTCTATTGCTTTCATAAGTTCATTCACATCTTCACCCCTATTTGGGAGTTTATCCTTAAGAAAGAAGTGAACAAAGTGACATTCTTTAATACGTGTATTTGCAGTAAACAAACCGTTCCACTTCCAATCCATATTTTTAATCTTCATGTTTTCTTCACGGATCCACGTATTTAAAAGTGTCTGGTCAGTAGACCATTTCCAAGCGCCCATACCATCAACGAAAGGTTTAAACTCAGAACGACGAAGAAACTGAGCCGGCGTTTGACCCCTTAGGTATTCTTGGATTTTTTGATTCATAACCATAATGCCCATGTTCATGAACTCGGCACCAAGATTGTTCCACTTCCAATCTACTTTCTTAATTGTTTGATACTGCATGCGTGAGTAGTTTGTGATTTTACCTTGGTACTGTTTTGTAATAGGCATCTCACGTTCAACCACGCCACCAAAATCGTACTGTGGTTCTAAGTCATCAAAGATATTTGGTGCACCAGGACGAATCCACACGTCAGCATCTACTATTGCCACCTGGTCATAAGTCTTAAGATATGAAAATGCATTTTCTTTTTCATAAATCGGTAGGTACCCACCATATTTTTCATATGACTCACGACTACGATTCGTAGAAAACACGTCAGGCTTAATCATAAGTATGGGGTTTCTTTGCACTTCATGTGCAATACCATGCGCCTTACAGTATTCTGCTACTGACTGAACACAATGATCATAGAGTTTCGAGCGCTTTCCGATGTAGACTTGATAAATTAGTTTTTTCATTTTCATAACTCTCTAAAATTTTTTTGGCTAGACTCATAGCCTCACTAAAGCCTTCTTTGAATCTATTACTTTTATGGCCGTCTTTCACGAAATTCTCTAAACTACGTACATCGCTATCGCAACTTGGCATACTATAGTTTTTTTGATAAACAATAGCTTCCCACTGGGTTCTAAGATTTAAAATAGTAAAAATATCAGCCTTTGAGATCTTGGTTTTCATACTCGTCATTATCGCTTTCATTATCGAACATTACTTCATTAATCATGTGTCGGCTTGGTCCTTCGCTAAATTCTTTTATTCGAGGATCTTTCTGTAGAGACATTGATTTGTGTCTACCATTTTTTTTATTGCGAGGATCATATCTAGAATATTTTGCCATCTTGCCTTTCCTTAAGTTATATAATGGTATATATCTTTCCAGTTTTTCATTAACGGAAACTTCTCGTTATTCATGTTATGGCCATGCTCGACCAAAATGCTTTCTAAACCAAGGCTATCACCTAGCTCAGCGTTCTCTAATTTATCTTCTATCCACAAAAGGCCAGAGTCCCTGTAAGGTTCTAGAACCTCGTCTTTATCAGCACCGGTATCACAGAATATAAACTTCTCGAATACTGTTTCTCCAAATAACTTCTTGGTATTTTGAATACGAAGAGCCTGAGCATTATGATCAAGCGATAGAGAAGTAATCATATGAAAGACATATCCATGCTTACGATGCAATAAGTCGACATAGTACATAGCATCACGCAGCGGAGGAAGAAAACCGATAGCAGCTGATTCATTAAAAAACTTAACTAGTCCTTTCTTTTCAGTGTTAGTTAGTCCGTAACGATCACCCATATCATAATGGCCTGGACCGCTTGCAGTCATTTCATAACCATGAGCTTGCATCCACGTATTAAATGCATATTCCCAATTCATTAGGACTCCATCACAATCTGTGAGGATTACTTTATTCAAATTATCAATCATATATTTCTCCTTAATTACAATGCTATTCTACACTATAACTAATGGAATGTACACGTTTAAGTTTTGTTTAAAATCAATAACCTAGCATTTCTTTTGTCATTATGTAGTCTCTTACAAAATCAGATCTTACGATATCTTCCCACCCAAAATTAACTATAGTGAAATTCTTGAGTTGTTCTACAATTTGTAAGAACTTGACAATTCCTGCTTTTTCATCATCATATTTAAAATCGCTCTGTTTATAGTCTCCGCAGAAAATAATCTTGCTGTGTCTACCTACTCGAGTAATCACAGAGTCTAGTTCATGAAAATTTAAGTTTTGCATTTCATCAACCACAATAACAGTATTGTCGTATGTAGTTCCTCTTATAAACGATGTAGAATCAAACTGCATTTGATTAGCGCTAATCATTTTATTATACGAAGATTTGTCACCAAATAACTCGTGACATATATTTTTATAGGGCAACGTAAAAGCATCTTCTTTTTCTTGTTTAGTTCCAGGCAAAAACCCCATATCTCTGGTAGGAACCATAGAACGTATTACTACAAGTTTGTCATGCTCTGTTTCTTTATCTAGGACATCTTCTAATGCCAGATAAAGAGCCATGAAAGTTTTACCAGTTCCTGCAGAACCAGTAAGAACTAAATTATCTCCGTCGTCCCATGATTTGTAAGTTTTTTCTTGATTTAGCGTGAGAGGGTCAAACTGAAGAAGATCATCCAGTCTGACCGTCATAGAATTATTTGTTGTTTTTTTACGATGCATAACCTAATTATTAATTGTGCTGTTCGGATTGTTTGATTTAATACGACCCAGCATGTTGTTCCATTCGCTTCCAGCTCTGCGTAGAGTGCTAGTAGTATCTGCTACAAATTTTGCTGTAGATAACTTTTGCTCCCACTTATCATCAGCTAGAAACTCTTCTCGTTCTGCGAGCGATAGAACCATATCATGTTCCTCACCCGTTTCTTTATTGATCATTGTATATGATGGCATCTTAGATATTGGGGGCTTTCGCCCCCATCCTTTCTTTTATGAAACTGGTTCCAATCTTGATTTTAAGAATTCACGTTTTCGTTTTAACTTAGATAATAGGTCCTCATTGTTCTTCATTTTAACCCTTTCTATATAGTTATTTAATTCTAGTAAATCGTTTTGTAGTCTATCAAGTTGGATTTTACTCATAAATTCTAAATTCTCCTGTTTAGTTATTTAAGAATTAACTTCGGATATGCCTCCTGTATTAATTTCTTAGTTATACCCTTTAAGGGTATCTTCTTATTAATCATACCGACTAATAATTCTGCATCTCGAGGGTGGATAGTCTCGAGAATATCTAAAAACATTTTTTCTCTTTTTGCCCGCATGACTTTTTCGCCTGGGCCACCTTTTACAAAGTAAGCCAGCTTCTTATTATTTGAGGTCCAATCAGATGCGTGCGATAGAGTTTCAGCTGGTTCGTATGGTACAGATCCAGAAGGCAGAAGCCATTGGACAGTATCATCAAAAGTTCCTCTTAAAATATCTTGAAGAGGCCAGTTGTTTCGCTGTTCTTGCAATATAGCAATTTTATCTATTTTAGATTTTGCTTTCGAAACTTTTTCTAAAATTTCAAAGCAATAAGGTACGCGTGGTTTATTTACCATATCAAATGAAGTCCTTTACGTCTTCTAATAATCTACGACATCGTTTGTCAACAAGATAGGGGAATACCTTTCCTCTATTGTTTGCTTTATTTTGGTTGTCATAACTATATATAATTTTTTCTTTTAGTACTTGAGGTGTAGATTCAAGATCAATAAGAATTCTATTACGCTGTATATTACGTAATACATTTTCACCTTGAGAATTTGGATCCTGCATAAGTGCCTCAATAATAGGTTTTCGTAATGGGGTCTGGCGTACACCGTTTACGAACACGTTGTCATCGCTTAATACATTTGGAACGCCGTCAGACGTATCGCCCTTTAGTATAAGCTCAAGCAACTGCTTTCTTGGATGGTCTTCTTTAATAAACTTTTTTGTCATTGGAGAAAACTGAGAAACGTTTCCATATTTCTGAAGCTGAGCGAAATCTTTATCAGCAGAAATAATCATTACCTCTTCGTGTTGGCCAAATTCTTGTGTCTGTTCTACAAGAACTCCAATCACATCATCAGCTTCACAGCCATCAATCTTAATAGTTTTATATGGGAAATGCTCACCAAGTTCTTCCCAAACCAGATTGATAATCCGAAAGGCTTCTTGCCAATCCATTTTAGATTCTTTACGATTTTTCTTACGTGCAGCTTTATACTGAGGAAACTCATTGTATCTCCAGTTATTACCAGCATCACCAGTCATAATAACTTCACCAAATTTATCTTTAAACTTTGCACGATACATGCGGATTGAATTAAGGATCATATGACGAATCATATCCTCCTGAATGTCTAATTTCTGTGTTACAATGTTGCTGATAGCAATTGCAGAATAATCAATAATAATCATAATAATCTCCGGTTACATAAAACTATTCTAACACGTCTTCTGCACAATGTACACTTAAAATATGCTTTCTATGAATTTTTCCTCCAATAAAAGCGTTATAATATTCTTCTGGCTTAAGAAGAACGTCATATCTAAATTGGTATCTCATCTCATAGTAATTACACTGGCCCTTGGTTTTACACAGTTTTAATATTTCTCTGTGGTAATTATCAGGTCCTTTTTCTTCTACTAAAAGCTTTACTTCTTTGCTCGATCCATAATACTTACGCCAGTCAGATTCTACTCTTGTTCTAACACGGCGTTTTCTCTTTGAGTTTTTAGGTAAAGTTTTAGGTTTCCAGAAAAACTTTTTTCCAATATATTTCATACCGGTATCTTTTTCTGTTATTTGGTAAACGAACCCCTGATATTCCTCAGGGGTTTCGTTAAATTCATTTTCTTTATAGTACCAGATTGCGTTGTCTCCGCTTAATCATCTTCAACTGTTTCAAAATCCATTGGAGAACCGCAAAGAGGACAATACTGAGGTGTTTCCTCGCTATCGATTACTAAGACCTGGGACTCAGTGTCGCAGGCTATACATTCTGTCCAATACTCTTCTTCCATTTTTTCTCCTTATAGTCGATAGTATCTATACTAGAAAGAAATTTCACATGCGCCACCTTGACAGGCAATAGCACCCATTGTGTCGATATCCGTAAATCTCTTCTCATTGAGCTGAGCTACAAAATCAACACCTTCAAAGTTCTGCTGAATTTTTGTCCATTTGTGTAGAAGGAATACATCTTTCAAGCAGTACTCAGTTTCTTTAGGATCTCCCATAAAATAGTTATCAGCGAATTTATTAAAGCGCCGAATCCATTCCGCTCTAATATCTGATACTTCACCGAGGTACTCTTCTGGCATTTGAGCAGTTGAGGTAGCTTCCCACAAATCTCTAAATCCACACTTACGAGTATCTACAATTAATCCAGAAGCAAACAGCGCAGCCTTACCGTATTTTTCTACGATCTGATCCTGCGATAATACTTCTGTCATAGGAGCTTGAGCAAAATCTTTATCGCCAGACCCTGCCAAGAAGCTAATACCAGCAAATGCGTCTCTATTATCAAAAACATAATCTTCTACTTGCGGCCACATGTGCGGAAGTACGGTTACAGTATTTGATACGTTATGCCTAATACGAGAGTCGGCACATAGATCTTCATTTGTTCCAGCTTCTACCCAGTTCTGCTGAACCATTTTTACTTTTTCGAGAAGCTCTGTTCCGTACAAGTCTTCTTTATAAAGAGACCCTTCTGGTGATATTACAGGAAAACCTACACAATAATCAGTGTTACTAGCTGACCATACAGACTCTTCAACCATGTATGGATTTGTTTTAGCAATAAGCTGCGCAACTTCGGATTCCTTATTTAACTGAATGTGGCGCAGATACATTGGTGCATGCTCAGCGTGGATGCCTGAGGCAGTCTGCAGCAGCACTGAAGCATTACCTGAGGGCTTAACACAGGTTGTTCTAGCTGCTGGATTAATACCAATTAAATCAGCAACTTCTTTATTAACTGCTTTTACTATCTCTGCGCCTTGTTTCTGAATATCACTATCAAGCAAAACTTCAGGGTTATTCATCCATCCTGTGACTGAGACGCCAAGTAAAGCTTCTCTTTCAAAGATACGCTGGCTGGTTTCTCCGAGATATTTAAAGTTTGTATATCCTGCTTGGAGTGTTCCCATAATTGCTCCTGCTCGGCAGGCTTTAAAGAACTCCTCTTTCGATGTGCATTTTCCTCCATTGATTTCTGTGAGGTTACATCCCTGCCAACCTGACTCTCCATCAATTTGCGGATACATACCAATCTCAACACACGGATTAGTCGTAAAGTCTCTGTTTTCGACAAAGTAGAATCCAGGCTCTCCGAACTCTTTGATTGATCCCATGATTTTCTTAAAATCTTCACGAGTAATTTCGGATCTGACGATAACAGCTGAATTATTGCTTCTGCCCCTTTGAGGGTTATCGATAAACCAATTCCCTGTTTTAGCATTAATCATCTCCTGATCATCAGATGAGAACAAACATATAGTTGCAGACCTACGTACACCACCGGCTAACACAGCGTCCGCAGCATGCATACAAATGTCATATACTTCAATAGGTTTTAAGCGGTCACGGCCTGTAAGAACTATACCTTGTAACATGTGTTCGATTTTATCGAGTGCACGCCGTAGTGGCTCTGGACCAGGCGCTTTAAAACCACCGTTAATTTTAGCTCCTTTAGGGCGAACATGACTTAGATCAAAATAAACTTTACGACCTGCAAACTCAGGATGAGTGCTTTTGTCTGCAAAGAACGAAGACATAAGAACAGCTAATGAATCTGCCCAACCTTCAATAGAATCTTCTACCACATAACCTTTTGCTTGCTTCTTTCTTTCAGCAACGTTTGGCAGCTTATCAATGTGGTGAGTTTGCACTGAGAAACCAGCACCTGCGCCGCATAACAAGATATAAAACAACTCACCGAAAAAAGCTGCTCTATCTGCATAAGAAGAAGTACAGTTGTACATTCTCATCTGGTGCTTTTTAAGCTGCTCTCCACCGAACTGTAAAGCACGTTGAGCTCCTAACGCGTACTTAAGTTTATAAGACGCTTCTGCTTCATTAATTAGTAGTTCTAAATCCTCTGACATCTTATCGCTGTAAGTGTCTCTATGCATGTCCATAACACGCGATACTGATTCTTCCCAAGTTTCGTATCTGGATTCATCATCACTCCATCTACTATAGCCTTCGTAAAATTTTGTTTGTGACATTAGATGTCTGGTATTAATATCTTGGGAATTAGTAACTACTTTTAGCATATGATAACCTCGGTTTTGGAAAGAAACATTGTACGCGCAAAGCGTATCTTTGCACGGGTGTGTAATAATTTATTTTATTGGTAGGATTATATATCATTTTCACGGAATTGGAAACGGCAAAAAGAGTAATATTTAAAATAAAAATATTATTTTTTTATGCGTTTTATGGGTTTACAAACCTGGAAATCCGTGTATAATAAATTAAGAGTTTTTTGGAGTGGATAGATCTATTCTGTATTTTGATTTACAGGTGCTTCTGGAGCTTCTTCAGTCAGCGCTTCTTCATAATATCCAATAATAGCTTGAGTATCTTTTATATATCTACGCATTTCAGCAATACCTAACGCCAAGTTTTCATACCCCTTCGGAGTAATTGCAAAGAACACTACATTGCCAGTCTTGGCCTCAAGCTCTGCTAGTTTTTCGTCTAAATTTTCTTCAGTTACCACATACCAATCGACAGGAGGAAACTGTACAGCTTTAGGACGTTCTTGAATAGGAACGTTTTGTTTAGAATATTCTGTTTGAAGTACTACTTCAGTCTCGGGTGCTCTACCTCCCAGACACCCCGTCAGGAGCATCAGGCTCATCGCTGGCAGGAGTAGTTTCAGATTCAATTTTTTCGAGTAATCTGCCGACCGCCCGGTCAACTCTGTCTTCAAGTCCTTGTGCATTTGTTAACGCCTCCATAGTCAAATCTATCTTAGCAAATACACCTCTGAGTTTATCTAAGTGTTGCTGAGATTGTTGCAGTTGTTTTGTTAAATTTTTATTTAGTTCTTCATTTTTTTCTGCATTAGCTTCAATCTGTACAATAGTATCTTGTAGCGTTTCTGTTGCAGTTTTAAGTTTTACATTATTCTCTCTTAAAGTCCCTATTGTAGCTTCTGACCAGATATAATAGTTATATCCGCCATAACCGACGCCGCTTAATAAGCTTACTACAATAATAATTAAATATAATTTAGCCATCTATATATTTCCTAAACTTTTTTAATATTCTAGGAGTCTTATCCTTTCTCCGCCGCCTATCAGTAACGTTAATAGGCCGCCCAATATCCCTACGCAATATATTCGTAGGTAATCTACTTGGGCCCATATCCTTTGTATCGTGAGGTATGCCAGCATCAGCTGTAGTAGTGACTTCTTCATCTACAGATTCGAACTTAAATGTTTTTGAATAGTCTGCCACCTTTTTACCTCTTTTATCGTATTGACCCATTTTCATTACCATTTCTTTGGCATATCCTTTAGGACTATACGTGTCGCCCCATTCCCAATCATTAGTACGAGCATCCCACTCCATTACTTTCCACTCTCCCCTATGTCGCAAATTTGCGTCCAACTGTTTTTCAACAAGGAATTTACGACCGGTAGGAAATTTTATTTCTTGTTCACCGTTGGGCCCAGCTTTTTTCCATTTAGGTGTCATCTGGCTAATTCACCAACTGAAACATATATTTTAGAATTAGTTCTTATATGAGTAGCTTCGTATATATTTATTCCAAACATTTCACCTATAGGATAGCATTTATCGTTAACTCGTATTTTATCTCGTGGCATAACCATTTCAGACATAGTATCATTTAAAACTTTAGAGTTTAAAACTTTGTAAATTCCAGGAGATAGACTTGTATCCTCCAGAACAAACCAGTCACTTTGCTCGTCTAAAAAATCTAGAGTGTCGATACCAAAATGAAGCATTCCCTCTTTAATTTGTTTATCAGTTATACTATACTTTTCTTTCAATAAAAAAAGAGCAGCTGCATATGATGCAAACTTGGTTTTTCCGCCTGGTACTTTGGCCATTAACTTTTTAATATTAAAAACTAATCGATGGAACGGCGTAAAGTAGTTTCTATAGTCATCTCGTTTTTCCATATTATCGAGATCATAGCTTTTAATTCTTTTACCATCCTTATCTATAATACCAAGCTTATAAGCTTCTGTATCTTCGAAGGCAGTTGTCAGCAATCTAAGAAACCTGAAGGTGTAAACTAAGTCACCAGCTCTTTTTATAATACCCATTATATTTTCCTTAGTCTCTCTATTACTTCTTTATCCATATCAATTTGCGTATACTGATTATTATGGATATGCCTTAAATATACTAAAAACGGTTTTACTATAGGCCAATACTTATTTTCTATTTGATAGTCTAACATTTTCAGCGAGGCCTCAACATCAAATAAGTTAAAAATAACTATTATATGATTTAGTATCAATCTTTCTGATAGCTCGCCGCCTCCATAATATTTTTTAAGCAATCTTCTAAGATAAATAAATCTTTTTAAATCATCATAGAATTCTTCAGCGTCAATGACATTGGGTTTATAATAATGTCTTGCTGCGTACAAGACAAAATTGTCCTCACTCAGTTTATCAAATAATTTCATTAATCTTTATTTTAGAATAGATCGAAGCTGTGTAAGTAGTGCTTTTTTAGATTTACGACGATCGAGTTCAACTCCATGCTCACGAGCTAGTTTTTCTAGTTCTTTTTTATTCATATTAGATATATCATCTGGATCCTTAGTATACTCTAAGTCTTTTTCCATTTCAATTTCAGCTGCACGAATTTTGCCTTCAGTAATAAGATCTGTTAAATCTTCTAGTACAGGCTTTTGAACTTTAGCAGGAGGTGTAGATACTCCCATAAATTCATCAATCTGAGCTTTAGTAAAACGATTAGACTGATAAACTTCTCCAGTTTTGGCATCAGTCCAACCGTTTTTACCTGGAATCGCGTCAGCACACCATGCAGGTGGTTTAATCATAGCCATATATAAATCTCCTTAGGTTTCTTTAGTTACTACACCTTTAGCTGGATTGATTATTTTTTTATCACCAGCTTTATTATCATTAGATCTAGCCTTTGTAGCAGGCCCTGATCTTGCTGCTTTAGATGCATCATCATGTCCATCTTTTTCTATATCAATAACGTCTGGACTATTCGCTTTCATATCAGCTTTCATTTTCATAGAACCGGCATTATTTTTTTCTTTTTCGTTCCAATCTTCAGGAGCTGTGGCGCTCTTATAGTGATCAGCACGCTTTTCCATAATACGAGAATATACTGGCCATTCTACTGATTCCTTTTTCGGAATTTCAAAAGGAGCCTTTGGAAGTGTTACTGCAGCTTTACCCTTTTCTGTAGTGGCAGCTGCTTTTGCAATCTTCTTCATTAAAGACGCCTTACTATTTTCACTCTTATAGCTAGCAGTAAGCTTATCCACAGCTTTGTTAATACCCTTTACACGATTGTTAGATTTATCCGTAGCACGTTGAGACTTAGCATAATGCTTATACATGTCTTTATCTTTATCAGCCATATCACCAGCATCCGCATGACGAGCAGCTTTGGCTTTCTGGACTTCTCTATCAACTCCTGCTTTTTTAATATAAGAGCCTAGAGTCTTTTTATCAAGCTCGTTTACTGTTTCTTCAGTAGCCATTTCAGCTTCTACATTGGGATCTTTTTTATCTTTCTTATCCTTTTTAGGATTCATTACCACTTCTTCTTCGCCCTTGTTTTCTTTTTGGTCAGCAATAGCATTTGCTGTATCTTTTTTCATAGTAACTGGGTATTTTTTACCAGAAAAATTAAAATGAGATTTACCAGCTTTATGAGCACCAGCGGCCGCGCCGTGAAACGCAGTGCGTTCTGCAGCTTGAATAGTTTCCGGGATCTCAAATTCGTTAAGTTTACTTTCTGCGACTTGTTGCAACGCCGCAGCCATTTTGCTAATTGTGTGTTTATTCATTGTGTTTCCTTACATCCATATCTGGGCTGCGATTGCACTGGCGCCTACAGCTATAGCTATCCAGAACAACTTGTTAATTACGTGCACAGTGTGTGCATTATCTTTTACTTGATCTTCTATTCTATCAAGCTTTTCACTGAACTTATTCATTCTATCCCAAGAATCTTCGCGATACTTATTATACGCTTCCATCTTTTCTTCAAATCTGGCTAGACTAACCAAAGCTTCGGCCATCTTATCCATTTTATCCTCTATTCGTTCGAGCCGCGCGTCTGAGACGTCTGTATTTTTTGTAGTAGGCATCAGCCCGCTCCAATTCTTTTATTTACACTATTTATACTATTTACCACTTTACTTTATCAGCCCAATAAGCTGCTGACATTTTACCTTTAGCAATGTTTTTACCATGACGTGCTTTAAACGATTTTCTTTTTGCCTTCATTTTTGCCGATTCACCAGCCTTTGGATCACCTGCAGTACTAGCGCCCTGTTGGCCAAACCTAATTGTTTTTACTTTATCACCATCTTTAGCTACTACAATATGAGATTTAGTTGGATGGCTAGGTGTTCCCTTTGCTTTATTAAAACCTGATACACCAGCCTTTGCTAGTCTAGGATCTTTTTTCTCGTAGAATGTCTTAAATTTATCCACCGAACTCGTGCCCCGCTACTCTTTGCATCTGCTTATTAAATTCTGCCTGATCAGGCTTAGACTTATATAACTTGATAGAAATCTCAGGACGTTCCTTACCTTTGATTCTCCAATTATACCCGTCAGCTTTATGGTCGGCATCTGTAGTCTTAATAACACGGCGCTTATAGCCGGCTTCCCAAGTCTCAGATTTTTTTTCTGATACGAACCTCTTAAAACCTATCATTTTTTAGCACTCTTAACTATATCTTTGCAAGTATCTGTAGCAGTAGATGTAAACCATCTAGGAACAAAGGCATGCAAAAATACAGCCCATGCTGCTTTTTCAAGTCTCCAACTAATATGACAAGCATGCTTAAAGTGCTGCCATCTTGTCATATTTGCTTCTTCTAGATGCAGTTTACATTTCTTACTAATCATTTTATTTCTTAATAGCCTTTTCTCTGTCTAGCATTTTACGAATTGCAGATAGTTTATCCATATCACTTTTCTTGATAGGGTCTCTTTTAGTAAGCGCTGTCTGACCATCAGGGATAGTAGCTTCTCCGCTATAACCTCTGCCAATTGATTTACGAAACTGCTTGGCTCTCACGTTCGTAGCCATGTCCATACCTTTTTCGCGCTTGCGAATAACATCTTTTTCTTTTGAGATGTCTTTATTTCCTCTTACAATCTTTGCAGTTGCAGAGTTACGTGCACGATCACTTTGAGCTTTAGCTTTGTTATGATAACTATCCATTGCTTTTGGTGTATCTAATACTTCATCAACCGATTCTTTTTTATTCTTAAAGTTATCATAGTCTGTTTGTGCTGCTTTTTGGCGTTCTTTTGCCGCTGCAGCATCTTTAACATTTTGATTATGCAACTTACTTACATCAACGCCCTTTTTCTTTAGCTGTTGAGCAAACCGTGCACGACCAAATGTTTCTTTGATGCCTGCTGCTTTTTTGCCATGATCCATAACCCTTTTACCTAGTGGAGTAAGGTTACCTTTTTTGTCATACATTTGATTGACAAGTTTCTTTTCGGCTGCTGTTAACTCATCGAGAGTTTCTTCATTCATATCTTCATTTTGTCTTTTCAAAACAGCAGAAACTTGTGGATGATTCGAAATGCCAGGTTTCATTTTGTCCATTGCTTTTACAGCGCCAGTCATATTGCCGCCCTTATATCTTTTATCGGATGCAATACCTATTGCCATTTTGACGTGTTTAGGCGAAAACTTTGCTTCATCAAGTTCAACAGATTCTCTTCTCTGGTTTGATCTGAATCTATATTTCTTGAATAGAATGTCTAAGACGTCATCAATAAATTCTCTATCGGTAGCAAGACTTTTTTGCTTTGGTGATTTATTCATAATATCTTTAATCACTGCAATTTGGTCATAGCTGTCCGCATTTCTCCTATTATCTAATCTTTTAGCAACCATTTTGGCAACATCTTCATCCGACATCAGTTTTGCTTCGTTCATGTCTTTGACTTTACCATTCTTTAAATGGCGCTTAATAGTTTTACCAGCTTGTGTTTGCAGAGTCACAATATGACCACCATCGGGGTGAGGCTTACGATCGATGATTTTCATTTTGTCACGTTGACCTACATATGTGTTAGCTTCATTTTTCTTTTGAGCCGCAATATATTCTTTTCTGCTGCACCAATTTTCTCCGGCCATATCATAAGCATCATACATGCAGGTTTCGTTTGTAGGTTTACCATATGTATCACCGCAAGATTCGCATACCATTTCTTTCATAGAATAAGCTTCATTGCGAATTTGGTCAAAAGTTTTACCTTCTGATTTTAGTTTACCCTCCCGATCGCGATCAGCTTTTTCTTTATCCATGCGAGCCTTTTGTAATGGAGACGCTATACGTTTTGCTTGGCCTTGTGGCTCATCGTATGCTTCATTCTTCACAACTTCTTTATCTACAGAAACCATACGAATCTTTGGTTTTCCATCAGGTCCTACATATTTTTCAGGTTTTTTATCTGCTGATTTTACGGTCATTTACTTGCCTCTTACTTTCGCTGCTAGATCTTTGTCTGCTTTTCCCCATGTACCAGATGATTTGGTAACAAATGAATTTACTCTTGCAAAACCCCATTGCTGTGGAGTCGTACCAGGTCTATGACCGGTTTTCCATGCGGCCACACCTCTATTATAAACTGAACGAAGAACGCTCAATGGCATTCCTGATTTCTCGGCTTTTTTCTTTAAACCAGCCGTTGCATCTTCTGCAATGTATGCGCCGAATCTAACCATTCTTAGGCCCTTTCATTGGCTTTTGCTTTAAGTATTCTGCTCTAGAGATCGGAGGCCCGCCATATTCTTTCATATTAGCTACCTTTACATCTTTTAAGCGTGCACGGTCTAGCATTCTATCGTGTTTCTTTTTATCAGCTTCTTTTTCTCTACTTATCTTATCTTTAGCTGCTGTAGTGGCTAAAGATTCACCAAACATTTTTCTAAATTTTAGAGTGTGTTTTGAAGTTTTTGTTTTAGCTGTGGCGTCACCTGCTGCAGGTTTGTATGCACCTGGATCTTTATCAGACATATTAGCTTGTTTTTTAAACTGCCTGTCTCTAGATATTTTTTGAGCTTTACTCAAACCTACATGATATTTTTTAGGCTGAGAACCTGGCCGATCTTTTATATCTTGGTCTTGAGACTCTTTTGGTACGCAATTAGGAACCATCTTGTTTCCCTTCTTCTTCGTACCAATTTGTTTATGAGTATCCCAACAAGCTTCGTCGGCTTGGCCTGGAGTCATTGCTTTTGCTTTGGTTACAGACTCGGGTGTCCCCCAATCTGGCTGACGTTCTTCACTAATCATATTTCTGTACGGACCATCTTCGGGTGTCGCGCCAAAATCTGCAGTAGCGTGTTTAGGGGGAATATCGTTCGGGTTAACTTTAGATACGTCATTTAACCAACATCTCCAGGTCTCACCCTTCGATTCGATGATTAAATAATTAGTGCCAAGATACTTAATATTTCCAACAATACCGTTTCTTGTCATTACCACTTCTTCGCCAGTTTTGAATATATCATCTCTAAGATATGCTTCTCTTATGTCTGATACAGGATCTAACTGAATATGGTTTTTAAACTCTTTGGCCTCTTTTAAGCCCATCCCTTTACGTACATCATTAAATAACTTTTTAGCTTCTGGATTAGACATAGCCTTTGGAAGACCTTGCGCAAATGAAACAAAATCATCTTCACTTGCTGCATGCCTTTGCTTAGTAGCAGAAGCGCCTTCTGCCCCTTCAGCGTCTGGATCTCTTTGTCCGGCCGATACTATATCAATTTTATTGAAGTTATAAAAACCATGCCTACCCTTTTTACCGTTATACTTATTTAATAGTATATCAAATTCTGAAAGTCTATCTGCGCCAACGACGACAGAAACATTACGGTAGCCTTCATCATAAAGTGTTGCCAAAACATCAATAATAGTTTTTACTTTTTTATTTGATACAATAGATCTAGCATGCTTAGGAAACATTTTTCTAGCATGTTTTATTTTATCTTTATATTGTAATGGGTTTTTTTTCTTATCTTGCGATTGAGATACATACACACGATAAGGACTACGTCCTGCTTTCGAGGCAAGAGCATCTAGTAATTTTCCATGGCCAATAGTAGGAGGATTCATTCTACCAAACGTAAAATAAATAGACTTTTCTTCTTCAACAAGAAATTGGCTAAACTTATTAATCATATAGATGTCACCCGCGCTTTTTAGATATTTCTGCTTTACGTATTTTTGGGAGCAAGCGTTTGGCTAAACGATTGACTCTAGGCTGCATTTTATCCAACCTTTTTTCAATCTCTTGCTTTCTTGCGGGGGTAAGATCTACTTTAGCTATACCTTTAGTCATCTTTTTGGCCATAGCATTTCTAGCAGCCTTACGCGCTCTTCTTGCAAGAACCGGGCCTGTTGCTATTTTCATAGAAGCTTTTTTACGACCTATTTTAAGTCGTGCTGCAAACTTCTTCATTTGAATAGCTCTTTTTCGCCTTTGCTGCATATTCAATGCTTCATCAGCTGGCTCTACAGTTTCAGCTGTATTACCTGTTGGTGTATCCATTTTACGCTTTTTAGCATTACGTGCTAGTTGCCCATCGCCAGTTTGCGTATAATCAACTGTTAGAAAATCTTTAAATCCTACTGCCATTTTAGTTCCTTGCTGGCTTATCCCATCCTTTTAATATATCTGGTGAAAAGTTGTTGTATGAAAATTCCATACGATCAACAATTTTCACTGCATCACCGCCTATTTTGTCAATTGCTACATAACCTTCAGCTCCGGTTACTTTATAACCTTTACTTGTTTTTACGAAGGTATCAATATTACCAAGTTTGTTAAGGTTATTTATAAGTTTTAATTTTGCTAAAACCAAGACTTTTTGCAAATCGAACATATATTTTAAACTATTTCTATTTTTTTCTGAGAAAAACGATAGAATACTATCTAATTTATCTTGTTGAGTTGCTTTACCTTTAACTGACTTCCTCTTATCTATCTCTTTTTTATACCTCTTATTAATCCAAGAAATAAGAAGTGCTACATGCTTATTGGTATCAGTGATAACTTTACCATCTCTAACATAAGTATTATTAAATTGTTCTACAAGTTGTGCTAGCTGTTGATTAGACTCCAGCTGACGTAAAGTGGATCCCGCAATTTTGTTAAAAATAAATCCAGCCTGAGAAAGGTACTCATTTACCAATTCAGTATCTTTCTTACTCATTGTGGCTTTTGTTAGATCTCTAAGCATTGCGTCTTGTGACCACACCGTTTTAGATGAATTAAGCTTCGAAACATCAACTCCATAAGAAGCTTTCATTGCTTCAAAAGTTCTACCAGTATAAGTTGTATGCCACACAATTCCGATTTTAGAAGACTTAACAGCTTTTGCACCTGCAGAATCGGCTGGTAAAGCATAGACTATAGTATTAGGATGAAATGTAACGTATGCTTGCCCTTTAATTTTTTTGGTTTTTACGTCTCCTGGACTAAATAAGAAGTCACCTTGTATTACACCTTTAATTCCTAAAGACGGAAGGTGCTTAAGAGCCAGCTTAAGTTTAACTGCAAGATCACCAGAAGTGTCAGCGTCCACGTCAGCATCAGACTTATAAACCTTAGGATTCTTATTGAAGATTCCCTTCTTAGCAATAAAGAAATTGCCATCGCGGGGATCAACGCCAGCAAAGATGGCAGGTGCTCCGTCCCACTTAACACTGACAGATCCATTATGTTCTCCTTTTAGCATATCTCTCAATTCACGTAAAGCCATAATTGCTTGTCTCGTACCTTTAACTCCGCCATAGATGACTTTGTCTTCTATGTGGGTCATATGCGTATTCTTTTGTTCAGTTATGTATTCTTTAAAACTCATTTGTCCACCAATACAAGTTCAAATCCTGCGCTAACTGCAGCCGATCCGGCACTTGCCTTTGCTCTAACTTCGACGTCGTGTTTCTCATCTATCTCAATAGGAATATTAAAGTTCTTTTCTAAAAACCCACCACGGGTTGTAATAAACGCCTTTGTTTGCCAAACATTAGTTGTACCATTTCTTTCAACTATTTTAGCTTCTAGCTCCTGATCCTTTGAACAACCAATATCTAGTTGAAATAGATAACCTCTTTTTCTTCTCGGGATAGTGTATAAACACATCAGTGTCTGACCATAACCAATTGGTATGATTGCCACTGACTTTGAATCAACAGTTACCGTGATGGCCCCTTGGTTTGTATCACCAGTGTTTGCTGTCGCAAGCGATGCTCTATGCACTCTGTGAAATACAGCAGAACCTGCAGGCCCACCTACAGTAAGAGTTTCTGAAATTTCATTATATTCTGCATCTAATCCTTGGATAAGAACTGTTCCACCATTATCATCTGAATCTCCACTTGTTACAATAGCTGTTCCTGGAGTAGTTATATAAGTGTAACGGTTGTTGCCACTCCAAATAGTTTCGTAAGTATTACCAAGCGCACTGTTGTATCCAAACTTATCTATTGAAGAAGTTTTAAGTACTTGGCCGGCTGCTATTTGTAGTGTTATGAGTTCTAAGTATTGATTGCGTGCCATTAAGCTATGTGTCCAGCACTTTTTAACGTGGATAAGGGATCTGATTGCGAATCAAATTTGTGCGATTGCGTTACTACCTTTTTACCGTTATGATGAAAGTTAACTGAACCTCCTGCAGTGTGAGTAATCTTTAGCTTATGAGGTTCTTTGCGAATGGCCGCAAATATATGTTCATGATCTTTTCCTGGATTTGCTGATTTGGTCTGAACACCTTTAGAAGAACGCCATGTCGTGTGCTTAATATGGTCGTGTCCTTTTGATTGCATCGGAGTAGATTTTGCATGCATAACTTGACGCATATGATCTATAACGTGGTCTACATGGCCAACACGAATCCTAGCATTAAGCTCTCTCGCTTGCTTTTTAGCAACGTCTCCTAGAAACTTTTTATTAGAGGCTTTGATATCAGCATGAGCTTTAGGATTTTCTTTTGCCCAATCTTTTCTACTCTGTTTATTAGACGTAGTTGCTAAACCTTTATGTCTATCTGCAATAGCTTTCTTATGCGCAGTTCCTAATCTTGCGGCCTTACGTCCGCCTGAAGTCTGCCCTAAACTCGAAGCAGGAACCTTAGATGTTTTTTTAGATACCTTCAAAGATATCCCTATCTGTTTACCTTTATGGGTTGTAACCATAATATCAGAAGGATCTTCTTTTTGAGAAGACTTAACTCCAGTTACTCTCTCTACGTCCCCTGGTTTTGAAGTCCAATGTACATGTTTTATGGTATGGCCTGCTTTTTTAACCTGCCTTTTTATATCTTCAGCTGCTACTTTAGCTTTTTCCAGATGATCTTTTACCAGTGCATCACCGCCATGTGCTTTAGCTGCTTTTTCTAATTTATCATGTGCATCCTTAGATGATTCACCTGGCCGTCCCTTTGGATCGTGCATATGTTTACCGTTCGATAAATGCTTACCCACCAGTATTTCATGATAGACACCAGCTTCGTTATTACCAAAGCCTTCTGATAAAAATTTTATAAAAGAATGCATGTTAGAACCTCTAAAGTATATAGTGTATTTATAATAAAAAAAAGAGGCAAAAGCCTCTAAATTTAGTCTACAAACGGTTGATGTAAAGCTTATCTCTCTTTTTTACAACTTTGTACTCATATTGATCGTAACCAGAATCTTTTAGATCTTGATTAAGATTATCTACCCATTTTTCGTATTCATCAATGCGATCAGCAGGTTCAAGAACCCCTAACAACGAGGGGTTCTTTTTATCATTTATAATTTTCATGCTGCTGTCGCAAATTCTACTGCTTTGTTAGCAGCATTAATTTTTCGTCCTTGATTGTAACCAAACCATTGGTTATTCAAACGACTCTCTGCACTACGACCTTGAATGTGGTCAGTCATATATGTAACAGAGTTAAATGCCTGCCACCAAGTTCCTTGACCAAACTCTGCACCAGGCTGAGTTTCGATGTTGGAAGCTGCTAACTGAGCTGTACGTGATAAATCATCGAACGCTGAAACAGTACGCTGCTCACGATGTGGGAATACTTCGTTATAGTATTGAATCAGCGATTCTGCGTTATAACGACGAGTTGACAAGAATTCTGCCATCTCTTTATACTGTGCAAACTTTTCAGAAGCAAGTCCCATTTGCTCTTTAACCATATCAGCATCGAAGACTGAACGATGGCCAACTTTTACAAAGTTTTTAGACTTTGAATTTAAAGAAAATGTGAGCGTGTTATTGCATACAACACGAATGGGAGTAAAGCGAATATCAACAGCTTTACCATATTGGTGAGGATTGCTAAACAAAAGATAGGAGTCAACTTGGTCTTCGCCGAGAATAGTGAAAGACTCTTTGACTTTTGCGAGAGCGAATACATTTTTTCCATCCTTTAAAGATCCTGCCACATTCATTTCCATATCACCTGCCATTACGAAATCTGAGAAGAATTCGAAAGCTTGTGTATTTTGTACAGGATTCCAGTCGTCACCGACCATATCTAAAACTGAACCGTCAGAAGAACGAACCAAAGCTTTTTTACCAGGAATTTTTACACCTGATACTGTTTGTACTTCTTCTTTTTCAACTGTCCAATCAAGGCCAGCTTTTACCATAATCTGCTCAGGTGTCATATCGTTCCGAACTTCAACACCAAGACCGTGCCAAGGTACATCACCAACGTATGCTAGTTGAGCTTGACCGTTAATCATTTCTACTTCGTGTGCCATTATATAATCTCCATCATTTGATAAGTATATCTTACTACATTACAAACTGTTTGTACACAGTTAATTTCACTTTTTTTTAAATTTTTTCGATGTTTTTATGGGGATATGAAAGTTGGTCGCACAATTTTTGAATAGAATCGAGAGAATTAGATGTGAAATCGCATAAGTGATTTCCGCCGGCAGGGCCGAGAGGTTGGAATTTTGATAGAATACAATTGTGTTCGGAAGCGAATTGTTTAATTTCGGATTGTGTTGCGGTATGTGCGATATCGGTTTGTATAGTGTAAGTCATGTTTATCTCCTATTGATAAGTATACTCTACACTGTTACAAACCATATGTACACGTTTATTTTTTTAATAGCGCAAAAGTTAGCACTACCATTTTATAGATAAGTTATCTTATGTAAAGGAGTAGCTATGTGTACGCCATTCGTTCGTAAAGAAGCCAATCGACTTAACTGGCTAGTTAAGGGGCAACTAATCAACATAAACGAATCAGACGCCACTGTTGAACAGTTATACGATTCATATTTTAAAAGACTTTGGAATAACACTGAAAGAAGCGAATACGGTTCGATCGGATTTGAAACAGCTTACAAGCAACGAGAAGTAGAAGTATATAATAGAGAAATAACTAAGGTTGCTGTATTAGGTGGTCACTATGACTAGCCTTCTGACCATTCATCTCCAGGACTTGTTCCAGTAATAGCATTGCCGAATTCTGCAGCGGCCCATGTCATTACTAAAATAGCAAGTAATCCAATAAAAACCCATTTCATTTTCATGTCATCGACTATCATCTTAATGCCGATCATTTCATTACCTAAAACTCGGAATTGAAGTTCCATTTTACCTTCTGGTGTATCTTCATCTCTAATTGCATGCGGCGCTTTAGCTACTAGTTTAGCTTTAACTTTTTCTTCTTCGGCCATTTAGATCTCCGTTAGTTTGCTAGTGGATTATTTAGGGCTCTTTGTAATTTATCATTTAATAGAGTATCAAGCTCTCTCATGTCTCTCTCGATCATCGCTCGCAGTGATTCTAAGTCGCGTTCTACTTTAGTTTCTAGATCGTTCATACGACTGTTATTTGAGTTTCTTAAACTATTCGCCTTTGTGTCATAATCATTAGATAATGCGTCTCGCTTGTTTTCAAAGCGCTCTTCTGCATTCTGTACAATCTCTCTTGTCGTTTGCTCGCTTTCCCGCAACTCATCTTCTGTGCGATCCACTTGCTTTTCAATACCAAGTATATCATCTCTAAGACCAGTTTTAATATCACGAGTATATTCAATGGCCTCGTTAATACGAACCATATTTTCTTCCATTCTAAGAATAACTTTTTCGTTTTCGGCTGCAATAGAATCTACATCAATATTTTCTACAATCTCTTTCATATTTCTATAATCATTGTAGAACTCAAAGCCTCCCCAAGCTGCGCCACCTAACGTTGATAGCGCCGTAAGAACAGCAAACATCTTGCCGCCTTTAAACTTAACTCCTCCAAATTCTAGCTCTGACATTTATTAACTCCTAGTTCTCAAATGTGCTTGCTTCAGAATTGTTTAAACGTCTTAACGCTTCCAGTTCTTGTTGCAGCTTTAGCACTTCTAATCTTTTTTTTCTCAGCTCTAATTGATACAAGCTGTTACAATTAATTCTTTCTTTAGGCTTATCGAGTGGTATAACTATTCTAGCATATACTCCAACATCCTTTTCAGTGTTACCGTAATCTGGAGAGTTGAATGGACTACTATAGTTATCGATAACGCCTGTTATACCAAACTCAAAATTTGTGGCGCCGCCAATAGAATTTGAGCAGTTTAAGTCTCCAGCTTTGATGCTATCACTACCATATGAGACAGAAGCTCCAGGTAGTGTTAGTCCAATCCCACTGTTATCTGCTAATGCTGTAATAGGAAACATTGATAAGGTTAATAATATAATACACTTTTTCATTCACCTAGCCTTTTTATCTTTGAGCAAATCCTAGAAGACACTATAGTTCGCGTTTCATATGACCTACGCAGTTTCGATTTAGAGCATATATACCTTACTTTTTTTCTATCAATATTACGTATAAACAGCTCGTTTGTTACTGTGCTTAAAAAGGGGACTGGAAAGATTTTGTATGTAGAAACAAACGGTATTGATTCCCAATCTTCTGTAAATACCCCAATTTCATAATACTCAACTTCTGGTCTTTTATTGAATATTGTTACCTTTGTTTTATATAGCCCTTGTATATGAGATGGTTCCAATTTTGGGTATGTTGGAACCATCTCATGGGCCTTAACACTTAAAGCGCATGTTAAAAAAATAGCTATAAAGACTGAGAATAAACCATAACGTAGCATAGTCATTTCCTACTTTGCAATACACTCAGCTTCTACTAATGCAGTGTAGTTTCCGCCGGGAAATGCTCTTGAACCTCCAAGAGTAGCTTTTGACTCTGTTTCAAACCATGTAGAACCAACAACAGTTAGGTCATACTTATCTACCATTCCTAGTTCCTGCTTACCAGTTTCGTACCCACTCATTCCTGTCGCATCTGATAGCGTTTTAACAGTTGTATCTCCAGTCCAAGTTACAGTGTCAGGTAAAGTTGGGCTGTTTGAAAATGACGATGGTGCAGTAATATTAACATAATATGAATCGGCCAGTGTTACATCAACGCGAATTACAGCGTTGTTCCCACCAGCTGTTGCGGCTGTATTTAATTCATACGCATTAGGGTTGCCGTATGTTCCTGCGGTATCTGCTTGAATTACACAACGCGATTGAACAGTGCCGTTAATAGGAACTGATCCTTCTTGTTGTGCTAAAGCCTGACTTGCCACAACCATAGTAGATAGTGCAAACAGACTAGTCTTAATTTTAAACATATTCATATTATGTTTCCTTAGTTCTCTTCGTTTATTTGATATTGCATCTCAACCATCTGGTTGTGCAATAACTGTTGGGCTAGTCCATTACGTAATCCATTCTTTGAGTCTGGCAACTTTGAATCTGCCAGTACCACGCTATCTTTATATTCTCCGCCTGGTATTTTCATTACTAGATATGTCTTATTTATCTCGTTTTGCATATTGTTATTCATTTGTTCTATTATAGAATTCTCAGCTAAAAGTTGAGAAGCTTGCAGATCTGACAAAACCTTTTCAAGTCTGTACCTTCTTTTACGCTCTTCCTCTTCTTCTTCATCTTCTTCTTTTGCTTTAGCCTTATTTATCTTATCTTGTTCGATTGTTTTATTTCGTTCCATGTTAACATTATCGTCATCGAATACATCATAAACATCTTCTAAGCCAACTTCTGGTATGTCAGGGATTGGCTCTACATATCCTGGGCAGTTAGTATTAAACTGCGGATTAAAACAAGGATCGACTCTATACGTATATACTATACTTGCATCGTATACTGATCCGTTGCCATCTACATCTATGCTTCCCTCTCCCCATAATGCTCTGGGTAAATTGCCTACTGGAACTGCTTTACTAATTCCAGTACCGGCTACTGATCCTGGTTTCCACTCGTCAGTCTCTCTAAAAATATAACCAGTGGCATTAGCATTTTCATTCTGCACATGTACTGTTACCCATTCACCAGTTTCTTTCTGTATCTTATAACTGTATATTACATTCTGTATATCTAATCCAGATGGATCAGGCAATATGTTTGGCATAGACCAAGCGAGAGATTGGTCCGTTATAGCATTTCCAGTATACCCAAAGTACGGAGCAATACTTTCAGAGTAAGAGTAAGAGGGCGATAATACCAGCGCTAACGGCAGGAGCAGCTTTTTCAGCATCTATAGGTCCCATCAAATTAAGTTCTTTTTCAGTTTCTTCAACGTGAGTTTCCCAACCCAACTTAGCAGCATCACCGATTAAACCATTATACGGGCATGGCGTACCAGCATTCATCATTGCCTTAAACACGTTTTCATCTTGACACATAGTTGATACCGCAGCCACTTTCATTCCCATATCATATAAGACTTTTGCATTTTTTAATCTTTTACAATTCTCTTCAGTATAAGTGCCTCCTGCAGATATGCCTAAAATCTGAGTTTGTACTGAAGCAGAAGCTCCGATAGTACACAGATCAGAATTATTACCTGCACTAAATTGTGGCGCAATCGCAGAAGGAGGAGGTTGTTTTATGGTTGTGGTCATTTGACCATCAGTTGTTATATTGGAATCAGTCCCTGATAATGTGCAGACATACCCGACAGGACATTCTGCTGCATCTTGGGCTTTAACCTGAATAGCAACTATCAATAGCGTAAACAAACTTAATGCCATTAACAAAAATAATCTATGCAACTTTTTATACATTTAAATACCACCAATCATTGTAAGTCATACAGTATTTATATACCTTATAGATCTTCTTTTGTTTTTATTTTATCCCACGGCTGAGGTCCAGCATATGGCTCCCACTCTGCTCCAGCAATAATTAAGCATGACATTGGAGGCTTGTCTCCATTGGGAAAAGATAAGACAACAGCTAAAGTACCAGTGTCTTGGTTTAAGAATATTCCAGCTTCGGAAGTAAATGTCTTTCCATTTTTAGCAGATATTGTACCTGTTCCACTAAGCAATAAAGAGTTCTTATACTGTATCATTATTCTCATTACTTCGGGCGATGGATCGCATGGCACATTTATTTGTAACATATCAGCGTGCGCTGGAGCACAAGCAGTGATGAATCCTAAGGCCAATAATAGTTTTTTCATAGTATAGTCCTTTCTCATAAAAAAAAGGGGGGCTCACCATGGCCCCCCGCGCACTTATTAAGTAAGTGACCCTATGGTATTTATATCAGAAGGCGAAAGTAGCACCTACTTTAGTAGCTACATTGTCTGATGCGTCAAAATCCCAAGTTGTTTCACCGAACAACTCAAAGCCGCCAAACACTTCATATGTGGCACCAAGATTGACTTTTGGGTCGTCAAACGCGTTGCTCAATTGAAACTCTTCATTGTTATAAACTGGCAAGTCCATATCAGCTGACAAGCCAATACCGAACATTGAATAACCGATTTCAGGAGTTACCTTTACACCGAAATCATCTACTGCGTTACCTGCAGCATCGTTAATTGTGTATGCTGCTTCTGATGTTACACCCCAAGTGATGCCTGTTCCACCGATCTCATTGGCTGAGACTGATGTTGCCGTTACTAAAGCGGCTGCTGCGATTGCTGCGATTTTCATTTTCTTTTTTCCTAGATTAAATTAAACATTATAAAAGTTGCCACTTTTCTGTTGCTAGGTAAGTGGCCAACCCCCTGTGATCATGCCGCTAAGGCAAATCCAGATGGTGCAAAATTGTCGTTTGCATTTGTGTTTGTAAACTTGAATACATGTCGATCCTAGTTCAGCCCCATCAGAAATACACCTTATGTACTTGTGGTGGAGCTGCTCGGTACTGCCCCGAGGTCCATACATCCGTTATTAACGCTTACATCTTATATATTACTTTATAGCCAATACTTTGTACATAGCTTTCAACAATGTATCTGTCCTGTGATATAATTATTACACTTCCGTTCTCGGTATAAGCGTAATACTTATTCTTCCTTTTCACTATCGTGGATATAGAGTTGGATGAGGGCATAGTGGAGAACTTTCATTAAATCTTTACGGGCGTCATCACGACTACCTTTTTTCCCATAACGATTTGAATACTTGTCGACATTTCCCATGCAAAAACCTGTGCCATGACCACGTTCAATGATTACTTCTGTTGATTGAAATTTATTTGTGGCGTAATGCCCATCATATGTAGCATCGATATACGCTTGAAACTCATTAATCAATGCGCCTTCGTTAAATTTATATTCTACATTACTTATTTCTTTTGCCATAATTCAAGCTTCTCCATTATATTTATTCTTTGTTCTTCACTATAAGAAGACCACTCAGTGATCTCCTGAGAAGTGCGTTTACACCCTATGCACGTACCAGTAAATGCATCAATTTTACATATCTGAGTACAAGGACTAGATGCTTTTACTAATCCCAAGTGCCGTCCCACACATAAAACACGTGTTTATCAATTATTTTACTTACTTCCATTTGATCTGCCCACACCGGATTCACATACGTAGCGTGATAAAATGTAGCTCCCTTTGTAGGATCATCTACGTTTCCTATCATCACATCTCTGGCAATAGCCCGAGCTTGCTTCCACGATTTGTTTTCTTTGGGCGTCTGATCTTTAATCATAAACGTCCAACTAAACTGCTTTGGTTGGTAGACTACATCGCATATACTATTAGGCCATTCCTTATGCTCTACTCTATTCATGGTAACATGGGCAACAGCGATTTGGCCTTCAATGACCTCGCCGCGAGCCTCGTGATATATATTCATCGCCAAACAATTTTGGCTTTTAGGATCTATATCGGGTTGACCACCCATAGAAAGAGTTATGACAAGTGCCCCAGTTAGTACTGACATAGTTAATAATCCGCTTGTTATGTTTAAAGTTCTTGACATAGGATATTTATAAACCTTACAGTCCTAGAACACGACCTGCGTGTTCTTTTAAACCCTTATAGGGATTTTCAGTTAAAAACTCTGCAATCTGCTCGAAATAAAACGCAGATTTTTCCTCGCCTTCAAGTTCTAAAACTCCGGCGCATTCACTCATGAAATCAATAACTTCACGCAGAGCAACACGGCCATCGTTTCCCATGGCCGCTTTATGTGATTTACCTTTACGCTGCATTAGAAGGTTCCTCCATTGTAAGTTCAGTCCTCCAGAGATCATGTTGAAGTTCCATCTCAGCTTCCATCCTTTCAATGTTTTGCTGAAGATCGTCAACAATATCAAGCAGTTCAATTAAAACAGTGGCACGACTATGGCCAAAATTATGAGAACGACGAACAATGCTCATCAATTTCTTTCTCATCATCAATGCATCTTGAATATCATTTACAATAATCATTACGCTACTTCCTCCATATTATAAACTAAATTAGCGGCTGACATTTCAGGCTTAAATCCGATTGCAACAAAACCATAGTTAGCTACAACCATTACATTACCTTCTACATCAACGATGATATCACCGACTGAAAGTGAAGACATACGTGAGAAACGCGTAATCGCTGACTCAGGGCCAATGTTACCGATTTCAAAGCAATGCTCAGGAGTTTCAGCACGAATGTCAGAAACATGAGTATAAAGACCATCTGTAAGAGCTTGATCAGCGATACCAGAAATGTTATTTCCGCTAAAATCAAAGTTCATCTCTGTTTTAGCTTCACGCTTAGCGTTAGTTTCGCCAGCATTGATGGCTGCGATATCTGCTTTAGAGTATTGAATTTGCCAAACTGTAAAAATCATGTTATTATCTCCATTTGATAATACCATCCTACAGCATATTAAAAGCAATGTACACAAAAAAGCGCCGATCGAAATCGTTTAAAAACAACAACTTGTAAAATAAATTTATTTAAACTGCTTTAATGCTTGTAGAATGTATCTTCTATGCAGTCTATATTCTGCCACTATCTGAGCAAATGATTTTTCTGTCATACTAGAAACTCCGCTAAAGTTGCTTTTTGTTGTTTTGCTTCAAGCGCTTCAGGGCGCCAAATATCAGGATACATAGGCTTATCATTTTTATCCATCATATAATAACCTGAAGCATTTTTAAGACCTCGGCCAGAACGATCGAGATTATTTAAAAACCTGATATAGATGCATAAGGTATCTTCGTGTGCCACAGCATTTGTACCAAGGTTTTCTGTAAGATCTGCTAGTGCTCGATCGTGATATTCTACTTGACTCATCCCTTTTGGCTTTCGAAACATTTGTTCGATTGCTTGTCTAGCATTATTACCACAATATAAACTACTATTAGGATCTACATATTGTGGATGATACGTAGCAATGTCTGCAATGGCTTGTGCATATGGAAAGTTCCAACGACGAATCCCGTTGTCTATATTTTTCTGGTTAAGTCTATCAGTTAAACTCTTTTGTTCAAGCGGTGGATTACCTGCATTATAGTTTTCTTTAAGATGTTCTGTCAGTTCGCCCATTAGTTCTAAACCAAAACTCGTTATATGTTCAGGAAGATTCATACCTTTCTTCGGAGTAGGGTTCTGGTTACCAATAGTAGAAAACATCTTTTTACCAGCTTTTTTCCACTGCTTCATAAGATTCGCCATCTCATCTGCAGTTTCATACATTCCGAAATGACTAACTATGCTATGATGATATCCGTGCCATGGTTTGCCAGCATAAAATCCTGATCCAGTACTACGATGCGTATAATAAGCAAACACATATTCTCGAAGAGTCCATTTATTTGTCACATATTTCTGAACTCGTTCTTGTACCTCTTTCGGCCTTTTCTTAAATACTACTTGATTAGTGCCGTGATTTAAATCTTGGTTTACGTTATTGAATCCTTCATACGTTCTAGACACACAGTTGTAAGCAGGGATATTTTGCATTAACTCGTCGTTCACGTGTTCGTCAGCTTCAGGTCCAAGATAATCAGCATCGCCGATTAGGCAATTCTCTTCAAGCCATTTTGAACGAGGCCAGAAATAATCCACATAACAATCGTAATTTGGTCGTCTTTCTAATTCCATTACATAAAACTTTCTAGTGTGTTTTCGCTCTCACCCCAATTCATACGGCGATAAAACATGGGATTAAGATGTACTGATTGGGGTCTTTCCATTTTATCTATAGCATATTTTTCTTCATTCATATCATACCAAGCTTGAGGTGGTTTTACTAATTTCATTTCATATATTTTCATACAGCCTTCCATATCCCAAGCTGCTTTCATTCTTTCATCTCTTGAGCCCCAAAATGGTTGCTTCTTGTAATACCCGGTCTGAGGAAGTTTACGGCCTTCGAATTCAATTGGCCACGGCACCGCGTATTCTACTTCAATGCCAAGACTCTTTCCGAAATCGCTATATGCTTCGACCATTTTATAGATGCTAGTTTCTACTCTGCATAAATGGTGACGTACATCAATATTGCCAAGAGATATGGTAACACCTTTATGATGCGGTTTGATATGAGACCTGATGTATGCAAAATCTTCATTGATTTGGCCAAACAATGTAGTACCATCTTGCTTGACTACACTACTATTCTTCGGTGCATATGCGCACACGTGACTGTCACCGATTGCTAACCATTCGTGTGGTAAATCACTGCCTACAAGAGGCTTAGCTTCAGAAAGCTTCTCAGTTATTGCATCGCACCAATCTTTGTCAGTTACGTCTTTTCGCTTCTTTAACTGCGCACCGTAGTCAACTGGAGAGCCGTCCAGTACTGTTATTGTTTCTGAAGCGAGCAAGTTATCGATCCAAACCTTAATAACTTCGTTAAACCCACCCATAAGATTAATAGTACCACCAAAATTAGCACCAGGCAAAAGATAAACATCTTTGTGCTTTCCATTCGTATGGTCAATGGGTACATTAAGATTTTCTGACCAAGTTCTGGCATAGCCATAACTGTGGCTTGATGTCTTCTTAGGTATTTTACTAAAGGTTCCGACTATCATTCTATAAACTCATAATCAACACCAGCTTCACTAAAGAGTTCCGATGAATATGCAAACGACTCGATCCATCGTTGTGGGTATTCTGCTAGCGGCATAACAACTCTCTTAATTCCAACCTGAATAATACCCTTTGCGCAATCAGAGCAGACAGGTAATCCATGAACATAGAGAGTTGCACCGTCAAGTGATACACCATTATATGTAGCATTGTATATGCAGTTCATTTCAGCATGAACTACAAACTTATACTTAACATCTTTGTTTGCATATCGATCAAAACTATCACTAATTCCTCTTGGAAATCCGTTGTAGCCTTGAGCAAGCACTTGTCCTTTTGATCCTACAGCAATCGCACCGATTTTAGATGAAGGATCTTTCGACCAATTAGCGACTCCAGATGCTAGATCAAGATATCGCTTATCCCATTTATTAACCATAATATAAACCTTTTTTTGTGTCGAGTAGGACTTTCGCCCTACTCGTTTATTATACACTATTTTTTCATGATTGTAAAATAAATAATTCCACCGAGTGCGGCACCAATTACCCATCCGAATCCTGATAAGAAGCCAAGAACTGGCAACCATACCGTTCCAAGAGAGAACGCTGCAGGCAATGCCCAAGCTGCGAGTGCTTTCTTGTTCCAACCATTGTCATAATAGTATTCACCATCTTCAGATGCATTAAATAGTTCATCAATATCTAGTGCTTCTTTCTTGATCATATAGTGATCGACCATCATAATACCATAGATCGGAGCGAGTACAGCGCCAAAGGTATTTACAAAATTGAAGATACCCATTTGACTTACTACTGAAACCCAAAGACCACCAATTACGAGAGCAAATGCCGATGTAATCAAACCACCAAGTCTAAAGTCGATCTTAGCTGGTGCTAGATTGGCAAGATCATAAGCAGGTGGAATAAAGTTAGCCACCATATTAATGCCAACAGTCGCAAAGAAGAACGCGATAGCAGCTACAATAGTAAGTGGTAAAGATCCGACAGCTGCCACAATATCAGTAGGATTTGTCATTGGTTCACCGAAGACTACAATAGTACCAGCAGTAACTACTAAAGCGATTAACGAAAAGAAAGCAATGTTTAATGGCAAGCCAAGTAGATTGCCCTTTCTCATTTCCTTTTGTGATTTTACAAATCTAGAGAAATCACCGTAGTTAATTACAACAGCCGCAAAGTATGCAATCATTGTACCAACTACTGCGAACCACGCACTGAGTGCTGTTCCACTATAATCACCTACGCCTTGAAAGATAGTACCTACTTCTGTCATGAGTCCTGATCCGGCCGCATTCCAAATAAGAAGAGCAAGAACAATCATAACAGCATATACAAACACTCCCGCAAAATTTAAGAACTTAGCGATAGTATCAATGCCTTTCATAAACAAGAAGATCTGAAAACCCCACACAATTAAGAACGATACCCAATCAATGCCAGTCATACCAAGCCACATACTCGATGGCTCAATTCCTAAAAGAGATTTAATTAAGAGAGACAAAGCTGTTGATGCAAAATAAGTTTGCGCGCCATACCAGAAGATGGCTACAACAGCTCGTAATACAGCCGGAAAGTTAGCGCCCTTTACACCCATACTCGCTCGAGCCATAACTGGAAATGGAATGCCATGCTGTACAGAAGGTTTACCCATTAGGTTTACCAGCACCATAACAAAAAGTCCTGCTACCAAAATAGCAGAAAAGACAGACCAGCCAGAAAGGCCATATGATAAGAATAGTGATGCTGCTAAAGTATATCCAAAGAGTGATTGAATATCGTTAGACCATACATTGAAAATTTCAAACCAACCCCATGTTTTTTTATCCTCGGTTACAGGGCCGAGGTCTTCATTATGAAGTTCCATATTAAGTTCCTTGTTTTGTTGTTGTGTAGTAGATATAGCAGTTTTAAACTACTATATCAAAATGCCGTTCATAAACGTGCAAATTTTGTACTTGCCACGTCATCAAGGCTGGTTCAATAGCCTCGCCACTGCCGCTTGCAGTGCGTTCAAAACGTCGGAAGTTATAATCGTCGCATAGTTTTTGTACTACATGCATTTGCCATGCGTAATCATTTTTGTAACCAAAGACTACGTCATTAGAACGCATTTGGACTACAGCATGAAGCAGACCATCACGAATATAATAAGTGACAGCGTTGGTACAGATGAAATCATTTTTGCCGTTATCTTTATAATCAAGCCAAATGCTAGGGCGATTATAAACCATGGTAGCACGTCTTCCATCAGGATTCTCTAGCAGTTCTGTTAATACATTATCGTACTGTTTATTGTAAGTATCACTGAAGATAAGTTTGCCATAGTTAGAGTTAATCTCACCATGTGAATTGGAAGCATACTTCCATGCTGCTGGAGGATCACGATGTTCACCAAAAATGTCATTGATATTAGTCGACATGTTATGGTACCATAGCAGTTCTTGGTTAATGTAATCCTGGTTGGGTACACCAAATATAGACTTTTCGGTTGCAATAAAAGATGCACCGATTAATTCAATAGTTTTAGCGCCAGTTTTATCTATAGTGAATGCTTCATCTTTAAGTTCATTAATAAAGAATTGCCGTACGTCGTTTACGCTATTTGCTTTCATATCTATCATCCATATCTTTACCTTCTTCGTATGCTACACGAAGAATCATAAGTTGCGTTAAAGCGTGATCGAGATGGAGAAGACCAGACTCAGGATCAGTATCTTCTTTATTCCAATATGCCATTAAGTGACGCTGAAGAGAAGAATAAGATCTACTCCACTCAGTCGTGTTTATGTCATCACGCCAGTTGTTTTCACCGTATTTCTTTGCACCAAATTCTAGTACTCTCGCTGCAGATTCAATAGCGAGAGTTGGTACAAGGTGAATCGGGGGTTTGCCATTATCGTATTTCATAATTGTATTCTACCATATTATAGAGGATATGTAAATCTATTATTTTCATCTATGTGTTTTAATGCTTCTTTTGCGTCAACATAATCGATGACTGTATATTCTACTACTTGATTTTCTTCGAGCGGACCACCCCAGGGCCTCGACCACATCCAAATTCCAAGCTGATCGATTTTACCAGCTTTAATTTGTTTTTGAATATACTCAGATACATGAACACCAGACTTAGAGTACATTTTATAATCAATGGCTCCAAGTATCTGATGATATGTATCATATTCATAGCCATCATATAAAGTCTGAAATTGATCAACCTTTGCTTGATGGAATTCTACAAATTCAGAATCCCATCTAAAATAGGGGTTTGGTCGATTATCTTTATTGACCTTTTCGTCACGCTGAATAATAAAAGCTTTATCGACCTTAGCTTTAAAGTGAGTCATTAACAATAATCTCTTGTATACACGTCAAAGTGAGTGGCATTTTCAATTGGTGTGTCGTGAGCATATGTAGAAAGGCGAGGGCCGCGAGGACGAATACGAAGACCTTTTGTAGAATATTTTTTGTAGCCAATAGCTTTATTAAATTTATTAAGATATTTGTTTTGGTTGCGAATCAGTAGTTTTAATTCTGAAATCGCAGGATCATCAATATCAGAACAAGAAAAACGATAGCTATCAGAAGAACGATTTTTAAAAGTTACGAATACCATATTATATTACTCCATTTTCCATAAGTTGAAAGATTTCAGTTGCAGTTGCATTGAACTCTTCTTGCGAAGATTGAGAGAAGTCAAAGCCAAGACCACCCATGTTATCAAAGATTTTTTCTGCATAGTCGAATGTGCAGTTGAACATTTTTTCGATTTCACGAATATAAAGCATTACCAGATTACCTCCTCGGTTACAATCATGCGACGACCTAAGTTTTGTTCTACGCAATTTTCGGTGTAAGTTTTCACGGCACCATCGTCGTACATAACGCTAATAAGTGTTTCGCCATCCGCATCATCGTGAATAGAAGTGATTTCACCTTTTGCAGTATAATCTCTATATTGACGAATAATTCCCATTCCAACTTCAAACATTGTTTTCTCCTTTTGTTATAACCTTTATAACACGTTTAAAAAGCAATGTACACAAAAAAATGCGCCGAAGCGCATTTTTGTTTTGTTTGTAATCAATGACTTAGAATTTTTATCCAAATCTAGCTAAATACTGCGCTATTCGTCCAACAAAAGGTAGTAGCATAAGAGCCATAAGTAGGTTCATTCCAGTATGTGCCATTGCAATTCGTAGCGTATCACCTTTAGGCATTCCATCAGAGACAAATAAACCAGCCAGCCATATTGTACCTGTCGTACCAATATTAGCACCAAGAACGCATGCAATAGCTGCAGGCAGCGGTAAAGCACCAGAAGCAACTAATGCAATAATAGCAGTAGTAGATAGTGAAGATGATTGCCATAGCAATGTCATGATAATTCCACCAAAAAACATATAGATCGGACTACCTAGAAACCAGTTAAGGTGTTCCATATTCCCCATAGATTTCATTCCACCTGAGAATGTCTTAAGTCCAATATAAAAAATGACCAGCCCAACAAGGGCTGTTATCATCGGGTTTCCTAGATCCATTTTCTTCACCTTTTTCCAAAGTTTTTCACCTTCATTTTTCATTAGACGATACTCGGCAGATCGCCATGATTGCCTTCGTGTGATGGCCCTTGCCAACCACTTGGCTTTAGTAAATCGGGCAATCCAAAACGATTAGGGCGACCAGGCTTTACGCCTGGCTCTTTTGCCATATTAGCTTGGTATATAGCATCCCATGCTTTATTAGCATCAACACCCATAATATCAAGAGTGCCGATAGCAAATACGCACATATCAATTAGACCATCAACGACTTCCTCTGCATCAGAATTATTAATAGCAGACAATGTCTCTTGGTATTCTTCACCGATCATAAGCATACGAAACATGAGATATTTCTGCATAAGATCTTTATTTTCTTTATTGGCTTCAAACCACTCACGTACGCCGAATTTGTTATGCATCATGTACATGTCATTAGCAAAATCACTCATTTTATTCTCCATATTTAATATAATTTATTCTACAATATTTTACAAGCATTGTACATACTATAATAATCCAAGCTGAAAGTTTCCATCAAGTTTTTTAATTCCTAACGCCCAATTCTGCGCAGCGTCTTCAACATAGCGTGTGGTCTTATTGGGGAAATCCTCTTCGAAAAACTTAACATCATTATCATCAAAGTATTTTATAAAAGCCACTTCTTCTTTAAAGTCCATCCATACTTCCGCATATCCCTTTCCGCTATCTGCGTGAAAGGTGCTAATCTTTCTTTGACGACCGTGAAACATATTTTACTCCTTTATAAAGTCTATGATACTAGGATATATTATACTTATGGCGTTCGCTATTTCTTTTGCCAGGTCCATGTGCTCTTGTTGTGTACCATTTGAGGATCTTAGATCAATATAGTGAATCCATGACCTAATAGTACCATTTACGTAGAGCCGAGAGACAGTATTTCCTTCTGGTAAAACTGCACGGGCTTGCTCTTTCGCAATACCGTTTGCTAGTGCCCAGCTGTATGCCGCCTTTGAGCAGGCGATCACATCGGCTTGCATCTCAGCCCAACGTTCTTGTAGATCGGCATCATCTGTTACGACAGAGTTTTGACGATTTTTAGGATCTTGCATTCGAGCATCACGAATTACAAAATTATCATTAAGATCACGGATGTCAGCATACCGCTGAGAAAACTCTTGAAACGAAAATGATCGGTGACGTAGAAACTGTCTAGCGATATCTCTTGTTGTTTCAATTTCCATGGTAACAGAAGCCATTTCAAACGGAGACCAATGCTTATGCTCAATAAGATAATTAAGAAGTTTTGCTGTAGTTTTTGTATTACTTTGATTATTTGGATTTGATACTCGAGCGCAATACGCAATCAAATCTTGAATGTTATCTAAACCCATAATACCAAGATCACCTGAGTGAACATGTCTTACTGGTTGAGTATATGATAGGAGACGAGTTTTCATTACTTACCTTGACCTCTGTACTTTTTAAAACTTCTTTTCTTTGATTTGTTCATAGAAGACGTTTTAACATTACGACTTCCGATACTTGTCTTTTTATTTTTTTCTATTACAGCCATTATTTATTTCCTTTCATTGTATTTTAAAGTCCTTAAACCTTTGGTTCATTTCAGTTTTATCAAAAGTGGGAACATCATTTACTACACCTTCAGTTCCATTTTCTTCATCTATCAGCCTCATACGAGATTTATCAATTCCAATAACAAATCTCTTATTGTTATTAGGATCGTTATATCTATTCTTTAATTGTTTAACCATTATTTGGCCTTGAGCTTCAAGCTCTTCTGAAGATATAAGGGCAAACATTAGATCTGCCGTTGCGGGTAATCCAAAAGACTCGCTCGTATCTTCAAGCCCAGGATCCGAGCTACCAAAACCACTACGCGTCGTTTGCGTTGCAGATACAAGCGGGACGTTAAACTCAACTGCAAGTCCTCGTAATTCTTCAGCAATTGCTTTGATATAAGTGTAAGAGTTAATTGCACCACCCATTCCTTTCATTCGAGAAGAAGAACATATATTAAGGTAATCAATAAATATCATTTCTGGCACAAAGTTCTTCTTGAGTTTAAGCTCATTTAACAGTGCTCTAAAATGGCCTGTATGAGCAGAACCAGTGGGATATTCTTTGATAATGAGCTTGCCGTTTGTTCTAGATGCGAGCTTATCTACCTTCGAAGTTAGCATCTCTTTAGTGATATGCTGTAGCTGGTCAAGAGGGATATTTAGCAGATTGGCATCAATCCGTTCTGCAATACGTTCTTCTGCCATTTCCATAGTTATGTATAATACGTTTTTACCTTGAGTTAAAACATTACCTGCCATGTGGCACATAAACAATGATTTACCTACACCTGTACCAGCAAGAGCAATGTTAAGAGTTTTGTTAGGTAATCCGCCTTTTGTGATTTGATTAAAGTATTCTAAATCAAAAGGAATACGCTCTTCATCTTCATGATAAAAATCATATCGTTTTTCAACATCTTCAATATAGTCGTGACCTACTGAAGGATCAAAGGTTACTGCTAAAGCTTTTGTTAGGAGATCTGGCATAGCATTCTTAGTAAGAGACTTATGCTTCCCATCAATAATACTTATTGATTCCATGACAGCATTATGAATAGCCCTATCTTGACACCATTTTTCAGTAGTGCTCATAAGCCATTCTTGATCAGCATTATCCTTTTCAAACAGCACTGGAATAATCTCCATGGCTGCACCATACATATCTTGATTAAACCTATCAGATCCATCGACTTCAATCTTAAGAGAATCTTTAGTCGGCAGTGTATTGAATTTTGCTACATATGCTGCAGCTTCTTTAAAAAGAAGATTGTAAACTCCTTGAAAATAATCTGGCTGAATAAACGGTAGAACCTTACGCATATAAGATTCGTTATTCAACACATTTCGTAATATTACTTGTTCTACGTTACTCATTTTGCCCCATCGCGCTAGCCTGTTCTAATACATCATATAGTATACTGCCTACGTTCTTTTGTAAACCAATATCTTCATCAGGAACTAAATCTTCTATAGGTGAGGAGATTACTTCAAAATTAAAGCTTAAAGACTCATCTCCTTCATTTACTGCTAAAGCTCCGAACTGAAACACAGTCTCTATATAATCTCCTGTTTTTATTCTTATATTCCAGTTATCTTGACCCTCAACTGGAATAAATTCATAATCAGTGTTTTCTTTCATTATGCTTCTTCCACAATCTTATCCATATCTACTAGAGATTGATGACCAATACTGTATTGTTTTTTCAAGAAGTCTTTAAAATCTGTATTAGCAAAGATTGGACTCCAGAAGGATTCATCAAGAGTGTCAGCGTGCCGAACCTTATGTCCAATTTCTCCAGTACTTTGATCAACCGCAGCATACCAGCCATTGGAAGGCTTAGTGACATAATTACCAGCAAGAGCACAATCGAGCAAGCCAGAGTACTTACGGACACCACCATCCCAAGAGACAGTGATAGGAATTTTAGATTTTTCTTTAACATAACGGCTTTTCTCCACGTTAATTACGAAATGATAACCTTGTATTTCTGTACCCTTTTTATCTTGTTGACGACCTAAGATCCAAATATTATCTGCAGAATAATAAATTCCGGTGCCACCACCTACAATGGCTTTTGGAAACAAGCCAATTTCCATATACGTATGGTTAACAGCAATCAGAGGAATATTCTTCATTGTAAGATATGGTGTCGACATACGAAATAAACCTTTTAAAGCTTTCGCACGTGACATATCTGCTACTGATTTTTCATTGATTGCATCATCTAGCTCTTTCTTAGAAGCTAAGTTACCAATAGAATCAATTACAACAATTACTTTGTCATCTCTCGAAATTTCTTCTAATTGAGAAATAAGATCAAATTTAAGCTCTTCTACATTTGTAATTGGTGTATGTAAAATGCGGGTTGTATCAATATCAAACTGCTCGAAATAAGCTTGAGGAGAACCAAACTCTGAATCATAAAATAGCATAACAGCTTCTGGGTGCTTTTTCAGATACGATGCTGCCATCAGTAAAGCAAACGATGTTTTAAAATGTTTTGAAGGCCCAGCCAGTACTGTAAGTCCAGGTGCCAGTCCTCCATCGACAGAACCTGAAAGTGCTACGTTAATCATAGGTACATCAGTTGGTGTCATATCTACTTCTGTAAAGAATTTTGAGTCCGCAAGAACTTCAGAAGTTTTGATTTTACTGTTTTTCTTCAGTTTGTCCATAATCGACATGTTGTTCTATTTCCCTTTGGTCTAATTCATATTGAGATCTGTATTCATTATTAATTCTAACACATTCTCCTAGTAATGTAAACCCTTTATCTAAATTAAATAACGCGCTTGTATCCTTTGGAAAGCAAGCTCCTCCGTATCCTCGCTTATTATCAAGCCCAGGAACTGCAGAATGAGATCTACCTATTCTACTATCCGATGTTATAGCATTCACTATCTTATTATAAGCTGCTTCGTTATTTTCTACTACATCATATAGCTGATTAAAAAACAGAACTTTCATAGCTAAGAAAGAGTTAATTCCATATTTTACAAAACTAGCGTCTACCGCAGACATTCGATGTACTGGACAAGGTCTACAAAGGCTATATTCTTTATAGTAGAATTCTAGGTTGTCGATAAATCCGTCGTTTCCGCCAAAGATATGCTTATCAGGATTTATGAAATCATCTATAGCATTCTTTTCTGTTAAAAACTCTGGGTTATATACGATTCTAGTACCGCCCGAACCTACTACGAGTTTTTTAATTATATCAGGAGTTACCGTAGATTTGATAACAATTATTCCGGACATTCGTTCTTTTAGCTCTTTAACTGTATCTACCAGAATGGTGGAATCTATAGAACCGTCTTTATTCATAGGAGTTGGTACACAAACAAACGTTATATTTTCTTCTAGATTAACGTCCTTTAAACTGTTATAGCAGGTTTTACCGTATTTAGGATCAACAATTTGCATTCTTACTTTAGGAGTTCTAAATCCATACTCTACAGCTCTACCCACAAAACCATAGCCAACTATAGTTATTTTCATGTAAGACCTCCAATGTCTTTTTTAAGTTCTTCTCCATACACTCTATCGCGTAAATCGCTAGTGGAGAATCTATGGTCTCTTTTATTAAAATAAATTTCTATTCCTCGGGCAGAGCAAGTAGCTCTTCCAGTAAATTTTCCGTCTTTATATTCTTGACCTATAATTCTAACATCTATATCAAACATTTTTAAAATATCTTCTATGTCTGTTTCGGTCTCATAGGGTATAATTTCATTTACATATTTTACAGCTTGTAGTTGCATCCATCTTTCTACTAGTGTTTGAACTGGTGTGTTTTTTTCAGATCTTTCCGCGGCAGGATTTACTTGTAAACCACAGATTAGATAATCACATTGATTTTTTGCTTCTCTTAGCATAGCGATATGACCTGCGTGTAACAAATCAAAAGTGCTAAATGTTATTCCTATAGCCATAGCTCTTTTAAGACCTTCCATGTTGCTTGCCAATTAGTCAATTGATATTTCCTCATCTTCTTCAAACTGAACAAACAATTTTAGTGTTCTCATATCGTCTTGAAGCTGTACTTTCACCTCACCTACTCGGTTTTTAGTGTATGAGCGACCATTGTTATCAATAACTTCTACTCTATTTACATCTAAAAACAGCTTATCAAGTACCATCATGCTCAATCTCATCTTGGTGAAATCCAACACTTTCTCGTTCAATATCGTTATGATTAAACTCGGCCCAATATAGTTCATATGCTATACCATCTTCAACACACTCAAATTGATGATAAAGACCAGGTTTAACTTTATGATAATCGCCTTCTTCTAGAATAGTAACATCAACTAAATCGTAGTCGCGTTGCCATGTACGAATAAGCATTCTGCCTGACTCTACATAGAACCCATTCCACTTGTAGCGGTGCAAATGCTTCGAGCATACACCGCCTTCAAACATTTCAATACGGTGAAACTCTAAAGCGCCATTTGCTTCAATCAGTTCTGTCGTACCCCATACTTTTCCAGCTTTCATTTTTCATTCCACTTCTTTGCATCTTCTGGTGTGTTGATTTCTACTCCGTTAAACTCACATGGAAATACACCGATATCCCATCCATTTTTTAACCAGCGGAGTTGTTCTAGTTCTTCAATACGCTCTTCACGTGTGCCTGTCAAACCAGGATACATTTCTAACGCATTCCTCTTGTATCCATAAATTCCCAAGTGCCAATCACCATACCCAGTCATGCCTCTACCAAACCATAAACACTTATCTGCAGCTCTTACTAGTTTAACTGTATTAGGATCATTCTGTTGTTCCTCTGGCATCATAGCACACATAGTAGTAACAGGATAGTTTTTTAAATGCCAAATCGTCTTTTCGATCATTTCCTCTGTCACATCAGGCATATCACCTTGAACATTAATATACTGGTCATACTTACGAATTAGATTTATTGCGCCAGCACATCTTTCAGTTCCATTTTGGTAATCAGTATTATCTATCCTACAATCATTATCATTAAATAGATGCGCAATAGACATATCGTCTGTTAGTACATATGTGTCGTAGCCAGTTGCTACACACTTATCATATACTCGTTTAACCATAGGAACACCATCTAAAAGTGTTAGTGGCTTACCAGGAAAACGTGTGCTGCCGTATCTAGCCGGTATAAGAATAGCGGTGGATGTCATCTACGGTCCTTTCAAAATCTTCTAGTTTTAACATATTAGGACCATCGCTTGGTGCTAGATCAGGTTCAGGATGGACTTCCAAGAAAAAAGATTTAATCCCAAGAGCAGCCCCGCTACGAGCCAGCCCAGGCACGTAATCCCTATTACCGCCTGAACTATTACCCTGTCCTCCGGGTTTTTGGGCAGAGTGCGTACAATCGAAAACAATATCATGTTTAAAATTGTCGAGCATATACATAAGCCCAGTATAGTCAACGACAAGAGTGTTATAGCCAAAACTAGTTCCTCGCTCAGTTATCCAAACGTCTTTAGCGCCTTCAGTCTTACTTATCACTCCTTTCATATCCCAAGGGGCCATGAACTGACCTTTTTTTATATTTACTATCTTGTCTGTGGCACAGGCTGCTTGGATTAAATCAGTCTGCCTGCACAAAAATGCAGGTATCTGATAGACATCAACAGCATCTTTAAACTGTCGTTCAATGCGCCTAACTTGTACGTGGTCGTGCACATCAGTAAGTGTCTTTATACCTAACTCTGTTTTTATTGCAAGAAAGTCAGTAAGTGTTGCTTCTAGGCCCGTGCCACGTTTGCCTTGCATACTTGAGCGGTTTGCTTTATCGAAGCTTGCTTTGAAATAATACTCAAAGCCGTACTTATCGCACACTCGTTTACACTCTCGTGCAATATCTGCTGACTCAGCTAACGACTCATGTTGACAAGGTCCTGCTATAATTCTCACCCTTCAAATCCTTTATGATTGCGGACAATAAATTCAGTTTCTTCAGGAGTCAATTGAGTAATACGCTTATGCGCAGCATTCAATTGTTCTTGTAACTCTCTCACGTTCTGTTGAAGAATCTCGATTGTATTTGACTGTGATACAATTATCTTGCGGTTCTTTTCGGCTTCCATTTCATCTGGTAACACTATTGTATAACTCCATTTTTATATGCGTATTCAAGCGCATTATTAGCTTCGGTATCTAATGGCCTATTTTCGTATATATTAGCAGTATCTTTATCAAGCTGTCTTACTAGATCAACTATCTGGCTTGCAGTAATAGGATATTGCTTTTCAATAGCGTTTCCAGCAATAGAGATCATCATCTTATAAATCATTCTATATCTTCCAGTGCCATCAATGTTAGCGATGCTCATATACTCACGTAGAAGGGTTTTATTTACAAACGGGCAATCGCTATAGCTTGACCACACATAACTAGTATTATCTAGTTTAGATTTTCTGTAATCAATAATTTGTTCTTTCCAAGCATCTGGTAATCTGTCTAAAAAGTCTTTACTATTTTGTTTTTCGCTGTATTCCCATTTAGCCATAAGCGCTGATGGATCTATATCTACTCCATCGTCATTAGAGAATATGAAGTTATTAGCTTTATTGTAAGCTGCAGGCACATAATACATACGAGATAGGTCTTTAGTCTGTTTATCTCCAAGAGAATTAATCTCTGAGTTTAGAGCAAACCAAAAGTGTTTAATTCTATCCGCTTCAAGCCTTTCTGTAAGAGGAAATACAATACGAAACTTAGGTAGAGTATCATTGCTGCTAGCAGTAGAATAAACTATAAATCTATAGTTTCCAAATTTACCTATAAGATCACTCTCTAAGTCTCCTTGTGGCTCATAGTCGTCAACATCTACAGCAGCCCAACCTCCCCAATCTAGAACATTTTTATTAGCGCGTGTGGTATTCTTAACATAAGAAGAAGGAGAGATTAGCTCAGCATCTAGCTTATCATTTAATGGCCGTTCGGATAACTTGTATAGAAACTTCTTAAACTTATCCCATGAGTCAAAGTCTAGACGCCTATGAGTTTTATTATCATATCTATTTTTAAAAACAGTAAGAGAGTACATTACATAAAAAATTCTTCTAAGGTTGCAACAGGTTCAGGTTTCCAATCGACCGCATCTAGAATAGGTAGAAGAGGGTCAATGAATGTCTTCTGAAACATTATACCATAGTCTACATACTTATGTAAACCAATTTCTTTTGGTAAAACGCCTGGAAACGAAATAACATTTTCTTTTATAGGGTTAGGGAGTTTAAGATACAAAAACTTGATCTTTTCTCCAGTTTTAACTAACTCATATCTTTTATCTAGCTTATAGTCTTTGACAGTTTTATTGTACAAAATAGAACCTCGTACATGGATAGGAGTACCTTTAGCATATATGGTACGCCTATCTTTCCACTTGTCAAGTTGAGTTACGCCACGAGGAAACGCTACCTTTTCAGGATCTAAAGAGCTAAACTCGTTTTTAAAGTCAGATATAAATTTCTGTGTAGTTCTTTCGTCACTATTTATAATTACCTTAAATATTTCTTTAAACTTATCGCGTACAACCTCAGGAGTAGAAGACTTAATAGCTTCGATACCCATCATCTTAAGTTTAGGCTCAGCAAACTGCACGCCTTCAGAATTGTGTACATTTAGAATATACCTTTTCTTAGCCGTCCAGATGCCACGATCTGCAATAACTTCACGAGCCATTTCCATACGAGGTATATAGCCATTCATAACAAAGAAGAACTGGTCGTAGGATTTTGCCATGACTGGTTCAAAATGGTCTTTACATATTTTGTCTAAGAATTTGACAGGATCTTTTGGTTCGAACTTCTTAACAAGGGGACCCATATTGACATAGATTGAATCAGTATCAATAGCGACTATATAATCCTTATTTGCTTGTGTGATATCGTTCATAGCTTTGTTCATACACTGCTCAGCCCACTTGATAACAGTCTGGCCAGTAAGTGTAACAGATTCTGCTAGAGCGTTATCGAAGTACTTAAAGTACTTGTTAGCAAGAGCGCCATATAAAGAGTTAAGTAAGATTTTAATAGCCATCTGGTTATTTTCAAGCTGATTGATCTTAGACTCTAGTTTTTTATCTTTAGTTTTTTCATATTCAGATTGAGTGGCAAGCATTTCTTTTTTAATAGTGCTTCTTTCTGCATAATAATCTACAATCAACTCTGGAATAATACCCTGTTTAGAGCGCTCAAACGGTACACCAGAAGCACACACGGCATACTTGTCGTCTATAGTTGTAGATCTATCATGCTTGGAAAGATAGTAATCAACTCCTTGTGGGAACCGAATAGTGTGATCTCTACATATAGTTTCTGGTGATATATTATGTTGAACAATTATATTAGGATATAGAGAGTTAAGGTCGAATGATACAACCCAGTCATGAGATCCGACATGAGGATCTTTTACGTAACCACCAGCAATTGCATGCGACTTACCTTTTTCTCTGGCTTCAGAACCAGGCTTTGCTACTGAAGTTTCTGTAGCACCAACTATTGCATATGGTACCTTTTGAATTTGTTTAGCTGGACATATCACATTGTTATTAAGTAGT